CGTTTAGTTCCTTATCGCGTTTTTGCTTCCACGCGTTATATTTTGCCCATACGCGGTTTTTTTCTTTGGCTTCGAAGTCTAAATATAATTTAGAAATAAACTTGCCGTAAGCGGAAAATATACGCCCTGTATAAAATTCGCCTTGCACAGGTGATCCGATGCAATAATGCAAAAACTTAATTGCAAAGGCTGCAAAAATTGAAAGTGTTATAAGTGATAGCATTAAACAGCAAATTGAGCTAACCAAATATTTACCATATCTGGAATATCGCTATCTTCCCAAGTATCGGTATAAGGCATATTTTCAGCACGGACACCGAACTGAGCGGATGCAGTTGTAAGCAGTATATCAACGCCTAAAAGCTTATCAAGTGCCTTATCTGAAATAGTGTTAAGGTTTATGCTTACTGTAGGGTCTGTAATTTCAACTTGAAATTGTGGAAACTTGTATGTCATTGTATTATTTTTTTAATTAGGATAATGTTGTTCCAGTTACGGTGAAAGTGCGACAAACTAAATAAGCATTATTTGTTGATTTTGATGCGCTATTCACAGGAGCACTACTACCTGTCCATACATAAATATTATTTGTTGTAGTTGTCATATCAGTATTAGATGTATGATATTGATTAGATGCTAAATTAAAAGGCGAATAATTTAACCTTGCTGTTAATTGCCAATTAAAAATAGATAAATATTCCATAACATTTGGAAGCCTCCACCCAGTTGTAAAAGGTGCAATGCTTACTAATAAAGCTGCGCTAACTGCACTCGCCCAAGGGGCTGTAGATGATGTTCTACGCCATCCTAAAACTGTGCTTCCATTATACGTTGACCAATCAATAACAATATTTTTTGTGTATGTTTGTGTGCCTAATTCATCAGTAAATCTGTTAGTATTCCCAAAAACATTATTTTCAGCAAGTATCGTAAAACTTACACCTCTACCTCTTTCCAAGTCACCATCATCCCCAGTTGCGTAACTTGTTGTTTGCCCTGTTTTCATTAGCTGTGCCGTGCTTCTATTTGGAGAAACTGCTTTTATATACGTGTTCATAATTATGCTTTAGTAATGTTTAAGTTAATAACTGCTGCTGTATTTACTGTAACTGTTATTTTACTACCTATTGCAATAGTATTTGTAAGCGCATAAGCTATTCCATCATCAAGTATTGTAGTAGTAGGACTATTTAATACATTGCTTATTGTGTTAATTTTTAAAGCATAAGGAGCATAAAAATCAACAGTAAGTGCATTTATAAGTTCTACAGTATAAACTATGCCACTATTAACCCAAAGGCTACCATTATATTCTAAACTATCTCCTTTTTGTAAGTTTGTTATTGCAACATCATGAAGTTCATCAATCTCATAACCATTCTGAACTCTTACATACATTCTTCCTGAACTACCATTACTTGCAGTTGTAACTACACCAAGATAAACAAGATGATTTGGAGCAGATGGTTTTACCTTAGTAATACTTCCATCAGTTGCACCTAAATATACAGGGTCACCATCAGACCAGGTTGATGTTGGAAGAATATTCAATCCATCCAACAAACCTTGCATCATTATAATACCTTTTTGATTTACACCTATTGAAGTAGATAATACTATACCAACTGTTTGAGCTGAAGTTGCATCTGCTGTATTGTTAGCTCTTTTAACTGTCATTCTATCTCCTGTACCACCAAAAGCATATACAGGCATTCCTTTAGTTAAAGTTACACTATCTGCATTAGTCACATAAGAAAATAAAGCATTTGATGTTGTACCTATACATTGAAATCCATCAGTAGTAGTATTAAACACACAAAGCATTTCTGCTCCACTCCAAACATCTCCACCTAATAGTACACCATCATTATTTCTATATAATGTTTTAGCACCAAGACCATTTATATTTAAAGTAGATGTTCCTGTATTACCATTAGTAAATCTAATCAGATAAGCATCTGCATCAGCATAAGCTGTTACTCCTGTAATTGTAGCAGTATAAGTATCAGTACCAACTGCAGTAGCATGAGTTATACCACCACCTGAAGATGCTGCTTCGTAATAATCAAGTTTACCTGTAATAGGATTTAATTTATATGACATATTAAGTAGTAGTTATATTTGTACAATTATTATTTGCATCATAAGTAAATGCTTGAGTAAATATTAAAGTAGCACCTTCATAGTATTCAGCAAGAGTTACATTATTATTAACATCATAAGTATAATCAATTGAATTACCAACAACAGTACTCCAATTAGCTCTAACTATTGTTTTACTAATAATTTGTAATTCTGTAAGATTAAGTGCATTACTTTCACAAGCACATTGTAATGCTTGTCTAATTTTATGAATATCATCTCTAGTTGTCATTGTCTTTAGATTTAAGTTTTTCAATAGTTCTTGAAATAGTATATACTCCCATATCAGCAAACATTGCAAGTAATATAGCTTCAGTTATAAATCCTTCATTACAAGGCTTACTGCTATATAAACAAGTTACAAATGCTATAACTATCAATACAGACCACAGAACAGTTCTTACAGGTCTTTGATATTTCTTTATTAGTTCTAATACTTTTTCCATGTTAATTAAATTATGGGCATTGAGTTAATGTTATAAGTACAGTTTGGTCTGAAGGAGTAAATGGGTCATCACAAGGGTCATAATCTAAACTAAATAATCCTGTGCCACACAAATGACATATTAATCTATTAGGTAATACTACTGTAAAATCTAAATCAACTGTTAAGTTTAAATTAGGACTTGAAGGTGGAACTAATTCTCTAAGTAATCCACTACAAATTATTGCAGTACTATATTCAGCTTTTATATTTACTTCATTATTTACAACTACATTTCCAATATATGGAAATGGATTACCACTTCCTGAGAAAGGAGATATTCCAGTTTGAAGAGATAAATTAGTAGTTGTATTATTAAAAATTGTAGCTGCTACTGTAGGAAAATTAGCAGAAGTTAATGGAGAAGGAATAATAGTAATCCATTTAACTTGATAATCTACATAATAACCTCCTCCAAAATTAAGTCCAGAATCTAAGATTGTAACTTGAATTGAAACTGAACCATTAGTATTCATATAAGAAATTAATTCTTCACAATTATCAAATGACCCTCCAGGAATAGTTGGAGGACAAGGTATTTTTTGTTCATAATTTCCTACACATCCATTAGCATCAGTTACAGTTATTTTAATATTGTCACCATTATTATATATAGACCCATTTACAAAAGGAACAGCAGGAGCACTATTAACTGATATTGTAATAGTATAAGGTGCAGTACCACCATAAGGACTAGCAGTAATTGAAGCTTGACCAGTAGCATTACCTAATCCATCTACTAAGCAATCTATAATTACATTAGGTTCAATTTTTACTGTTATACAATTAAATGGACAAGATATAGTACCTGATTGAAGTGGAGTAACATTACCTACAGAATCTAATGCATAACAAGACCATGAGTTACCATTTAATATACTTTCACAATATGACCCACCATCAACAAGTATAGTATCACTTGGTGAACCTATTAATGAATAAGGTGGAACACCTCCACTAATAGTAGCACAAAAATCACCAGAGTTAAATTCATTACAAGTATATCCTGTAACTAAAGTTAATGGTTCATAATAACAACTACCATTGTTAAATGTAGCAGTAGGGTCATAGTTAACTGCTTCAGGGTCTGTACAACCACCTTTATATATTACATCAATTCCTATATTACTTTCACAACCATTAGCATCTTTAATAGTTACAGATACAATTGAACTAACAGTTCCTGTTAATTGCTTTGGTTTAAGAACAAGTACATTTCCATTTAAGTAATATGTATTTGGAAGTAATGGACCACTTACATAATTCCAAACTAAAGTATTATTCCAATTCCAAGAATAACTAATGGGTGCAGTAGCTCCTGTAGTAACAGCTGTAAATGTATAATGTGTTTCTTCACCTACTAATTTTGTAGTTACATTAATAATAACAGATGTATTACATACAATTATATTTGTTGCTGAATCACCTGTACATGGTTCATTATTACCATAACAATGTAAGTCTACATTTTCACAGTCTAATCTGTTTCTATAAGATTCCAGAAAAGATTCATTAGATGTATCATCAGAACAAAGTAATCCATATTTTCTATGGATTACTCTATCATACATTTCCTTAACTATATTACAGTTCCATTTTTTCATACACAACCACAGAGGCAAGAAGTTGAATTTAAATTATTGCACAATTTCCGAAATATTTCACAAAGTTCATCACAATTACACCCACAATTAGAACCTTCAGTTAGGGTATAATGCAATAAAAAGATATTAGTAGCATTTTTAGGATTAGATGCTTCTTCTAATTCTTTTATTTTTGTTGATACCTCACAACCTGTTTTACAATCTAAAAAGAAACAATTAGATTCTGTTGTAATTACTTGACCTCCATTATTAAAAGTAAGTGTAAATGAATAAACACCATCAGTAAAATTCATCATGTTAAAAAATGATGGAGCTATGTACATCATGTTAGAATTAAAGAACATTCCTTCAATTGGAAAATAACCAAAGTAAGTATCCCCAACATCTGTTACTAACTTAATAGGAGTTATGTTTACAGGTAAATCTGTAATAGTGTATTGACAAGTATTTGTTACAGAGTCATAAACATAGTTCTGAGTTACTGTTGTAGCAAAGTTAGTAGTAAACCAAGCATTTACTATTGTAAACAAATTAGTTATATCTCCTGTACTACACATGTAGTTAATAGCATCACTTCCAATTGGTAGATAAAATTGTTGGTGAGTAAAAATGTTTTCAAATACAAGTTCATCTAAAAATACAGCACCATTAGTTGGAAATTGTAAAGTAAAAACATTGTTGCCAATTTCATCTTCTCCTAAAGTATGAGTTATCTCTCCATCATTACAACAATTTATTTTAGCTGTAATTGTGAATGATGTATAGTTACCAGGATTTAAAATAAAGTCAGATATATTATCTGACTTTATTTCTATAAATTGACAATCTTCAGTTTTAGATAAGTACATCATTATGGATAAACTCTTACGATTAAACTAATATTTAATGCACTATCTGCTACTGTTCTTGCTCCTGCATTATCCATTGTAGCAGTAATAAATTTAAGTCTATTTGCAGTATCTCTAACAGCAGATGTTAATGCTATACTACCTGCTGGAGCTAAATCTGAACTTGTAAATGATGTTAAAATAACTACTTTAGATGCAGTTGGAAATGCACCTGTAAGTGTAGCTAAATAAGTACCTACTCCACTTCTTGTCCAAACTAATGTACCACCTAAAGTATTATGAAGTACAGTTGGATTTGGTGCCCCAGTAGTTGTTTGAGTAACAGTAGCTACATATTCTTTATAAGTACCAACATCAGTTCTAAGTCCATCAACTTCTGTTTGAAGTGCTTCAGTACAACATTTAATTAATGATTTAATTGTACTTTCTAAATATCTAGGAATTCCCATTTTATTTAATTTTTAAAGAATTAAAAAATAAAAGGGAAGGAAAACCTTCCCCTTATATTAACCAAGACCATTTTCATCAGCAGGGAAAGCACTTGTGAATTGAACTGTAGAACAATCACAATTATCAAGAGCATCTTCTAATGGTTTAAATCCTTGTGTTTCAAAGAAAGCATCAAGTACAGGAAGCAATGTAGCAAATGTATTATTAGCAGAAGCACCTGTAGTACATTCAGCAACTACAATAGTATTCATCTTGTTTTTGTACTCATCCCATCCACCTACAATCTGAGGAGAATAGTGCAAGTTCAACTGATTATACTTACCTGCATTAGTAGAGAATCTTTGGAAGTTACCAATAGCAGTACCTGCCATTTCACCTACTCTGTAAGGACCAGGTTTACCATTGTAACCACCTGCTTCATATTCCAACCATCCAATGTCTTTACCTTGACCTTCACCAAATGAAGGAATTTGGAAGATAGTAGATTTAGCTTCACAGCTAAGGTTGTCAATTAAAGATACAATCATAAGGAATTCTACATTCTTGTAATATCTCAAAGGAATATTACAATAAGCATAAACCTTAGAAGGAATATCTGTAATACGAATACCAAGACATAGACCAGCATTAGCAGGAGTTGCAACCCAAGCAGCTACATCTGCAGCAGCAGTACCATTAATGTAATCAGCAATAGTAGCAACTACAATTGGAGTACCTGGAGTAGTAGTGTAATCAATAATTGATGCTTTAATAATTTCATCTGTATCAGCATTTACTGCATTGAAAAGAAGTAAAGCAAGATTATTGCAATCACCACTTGGGCAATCACAACCAGGACCACAACAAGGAGTTGTTACAGAGAAAATCTTAGAAAACTGATTGAAACCATACATTTGATATGCTTGAGAGTTACCTCTAAATTCTACCTTAAATGAATATGTGGTTTCACATGCAATGTTAGTAAAATTTGTAATATCAATAATGTTAGGTCTTTCAGGATTATAGCATCTAAAGCTATAAGCATCAACATCATTTCTTGGAATGTTTTGACCTGCTGATGTAGCTACATCATCTAATGTAGAACCACCTGCTGTATCTACACCTACTGCTAAAAATATTGCTCTTTCATTTACAATAGTAGTAGCATCTTGAGATAGATTTGTAGTAGCAGAGAATACACCAATTTGACCAACTGCTAGAGAGGTTACAGGAGAACCAGCAGGTAAAACAACTTGGTCACCAGTAGGTACAAGTACTTGAAAAACTGGATTATTTGCACTCATTTTAAATTAATTTAATTGTTTAAAAGACTAATTTTTGCTTGTTTAATTTCATAGTCAGGAATCTGCATTTGACCAGTAGCTATAAGAACAGCTAAGTCTACAATTTCTCTATGAGTATGTTCTGATAACTCACAATTTGTAAAACCTGTTAGAACAGTTCCATTAGGTAAATTGTAAGTGCCCCCAACATAGTCTTGAGCATTTTGCATATATGCAGGTTTCTTAATGTAATTAAATTCACATATCGAACTAACAATAAAGGTTGCATCTGTAAAGACCCTAAGTCCATTTTCAAAAAATCTGAAATTTACTTCTTGCCACTCAAAGGAACTTTTATCAAAAGGACTTTCTTCATGGAGGTCATCATGTTGTTTTAAATAGAGCCTTGCTCTCACATTTGTACACACTCCTTTGGATATACAAGCATATCCTGATACAAAGAATAAATAATTTGTAGGTAATGTTACCCTATAAGATATATTATCAAAAACTACAACAGGAAGAGGAGTTAGATTATTTACAACAATAGTTCTAATGTCATCTATACTCCTCTGATTCACTTCAAAACCAAATCCATTTCTTTGTCTTGGCTCAGCAATGTTTTTGATAAAAACTTCTTGAGCTTCATTAAGTAGCCAGTCAATTTCAGGAACCTTTAAGTTCCTAAATTGCTGTGAGTCTACTTTATTAAGCTTGACTTTTAAATCATAATGCATTGCTCTAATGTCCATGTTGTATATAGCAAGTTAGAATTTTAATTTAATTTCTCAAGAATTCTTGCTTTAATTTCTTGATTCTGTGGATTAACAAAGTAATCTGTAACATCTTCAATACTGTGTCCAAGTATATCACCCATGTAATAAATACCTGCACCTTCTTTAGTAAGAACATTTTTATATAAAGCTTCAGTAACCATACCTTTAATATATAATTGGTTTTTATCCATTTTAGAATATTTTAAAAACTCATTTATATATTCTCCTTCAATAATCTCAGCAATCTTAACTTCAATAAATTCATTAGATTGTTTTCTTACTGAAATATCAAGAATGATTTGTACTAATGATACTTTTTGCTCTTTAGTAAGTTTATCTAATATCTTATAAGCATCTTTCTTTTTATTCAATCTGTGAGCTTCAATCTCAATGTGTTCTCCTTCATCATAAAGAATATGTGTTGCTAAAGGCCATCTACCTTCCTGATATTCTTTTTCTGAATTAGCTACATAAGGTGAAGCTTTATAGTTTTTAACTTTAATAAATTCCAATGGTTTAGAAATATCTAATACTAAAGTTCTATTAGGAAACTTTAACTGTGCTACTTTAGTTGCCCAAAACTCATGTGGTTTATTTGGATTAAAAGTATCACTTAAATCTAATCCCATTAAACTACCATACTTTTGTGCTTCTTCTGTTGTTAAACCAGTAGCATATTTACCTGTTTGTGCATCATAAAGTATCTGTGAAGATTGGTCTTGACTAAAATCATCTTTACCAGTTTTACCATGCCATTTAGATATTTCTATTGGTCTTAATTCTACAAAATTTGGATTTCTTTCTGACATAATTTCTTTCTTTTTCTTTAAAGTGAATATAAAATATGGAGAGAGATTTCTCTCTCTCCAATGAAAACAAAGTACTAATTACGAGCAAGGATAAGTTCACCACAACGAGATACATCTTCCATGTGAATACCACATTGGTCTTTAACATGCATTTCATAGTAGTCACCAGAGTGAGAAGCAAGTTTATTGTTTACAGGACCATAAGGTGTAACAAGACCAGCAGTATAAATCAATGACATACCACCTTTTTTCTTAATACGCTTGACATTAGATTCTCCTTTTTCTCCTGAGAAATCAAGGAAAGTAAATCTCATTGATTCAGTAGGATAACCTGTAACTGGGTCAATCTCAAAGTTAATCTCTCTATCATCATACAATGGATTATGGATTAGTTCAAGCTCAGCACCATTTGCCATTCTATATTTCACAAACTGATAACCTGCTGCAAGAGCTTGGTCATTGTAAGGAGATGTAGTTTTGTCAATAAACAATTGGTCTACAACTTGAATGAAACCTTTTTTCTCCATCCAATCTTGGATTGCACGATGGAAAATAATCATACCATATTCACCTGTAAATGCTTTGATTTTACGTTGTCCACCAGGTTTAACACGAGAGTAGAAAATGTCCATCAAGTACTCTTCAATTAGAGTAGCAGTAAGGTGAGTATAACGATGAATGTGAGAATCTTCAAGTTGCTCTTGAATACCAGGACCTGAATAGATTGGTCTACCATTAGCACCAAGTACAGAATCTGTACTACGAGAATACCAATAACCTCTCTCTAGTTCTTTGTACCATTGCATCCAATATTCAACTTCAGCATATTTAATCCAAGTGTCATGCATTTTACCATTAGGGTCTGGAACCTTAACAGCAAGTACTTGATTATGTGCATCACCTGTAATTTGGTATTTCTTTCTAAAACGAGAAAGTCTATTTCTCAATGTAATAGGAAGTGAATACTGAGTTGAACCACTCTGTTCACCTGCTTCCTCATATTGAGAAAATAGTTTTGCCCATTGAGTACCAGGAGATAGGTAAGAAACAGGAAGGAAATCAGCACCATTGTCTGACATCAATCTTACTGTGTAAACCCAACCTTTACCATGTCTGTAAGGTTCTTCCTGAATACGCACTTGATACTTTTTATTAGTAGTACCTGGATGAATAATATCACCTGGTACAAACCAATTTTCATCAAGTTTAATTTTAAATGTTTGCTTCAACTTACCAGGAGTGGTATTAGCTGCAAGTTCTACATTCTCAATTACAACAAGTGGTCTTGTTGAACCTGTTCTTAGACCCCATTCCCATTCATTAGAAGTAATCTCTTCTTCTTTTGCAGTAGAAGATAGAATGTAAGTCATTGGATTATCAGAATAACGTGTAGCTGTAAACAGCTTAGTCATTACTGATTCAAATACATGTGGCTTAGCAATGAGAGCAGCACCCAAGTGATTGAGGTCTGTCATGTTAGCATGCCAAGGCATTTGCTTGGTTATTAACTTATTATTTAATTGTGCCATTTTAAAAATTTTTTGTTAAACTAAAAGAAATCTGCTAACCCTTTATTGCGAGAACCTTTTGTGCTTGTTGATGGATTGAGTTTTTGATTACTGATTTTTTGTCTTGTTTCTTTAATTACTTCTGTTTTTGCTTTCTCTTTAATGTCTGTTACATCAAAATCAGAAGATAATATTTTAGCCAACAAAATCATTTTACTCTTATCCTTAAATGCATTTTGTAAATCATTTTGGAATTGTGTAAGGAACTGATTATTACCTATCTTAACTGCAGGTTTAGTCATATACCCATGTAATTCCTTCTTATCTCTTTGTGTTAAAGTCCAATTCTTTATTTCATTAGAAGAATCAATAGTTTGTTTTAAATCTTTTACTAATTGTTTCTTCTGTTCCTCTTGTTGAAAAGCAAATCTTTTTTGTTTTTCAATAGTTTCTATTTTTGTTTTTTCATTATCTTCTTCTATTTGCTCATGAAACTTTTGAGCATATTTAGAAAGCTTACCTGATTCCTTTAACCAATCAATTTTATCATCAACATCGTCATCATCTAAGTCTTCATAATTACTATAATAGTATCTTAAAAACTTCTCTTGTGATTTTTCATCATTGTAATTAGGAGTAGGTACTTCACTTATTTCAGAATATATCTTAAAGAAATCTTTAGTATTACCACCTTCTTTTTTAAACTTTAAGAATGCTTTACCATCTTCATCTAATTCATCCATAAAAGCTTGAATAGTTTCATCTAATCTAGCTTCTATTTCTTCTTCCTGTAATTCAATAAACCTATCAGCATCAATCTGAGATTCATCTTCAACATCAATATTTATAATTCCTCTTGTCTTAAGTTCTTTATAAATACTTGACCATTCAGAAGAAATAGGTTTAAAACTATTATCTTCATCTTCATCAAAAAACTCATCTACTTCTTCAGCATCATCTTTATCTTTAGCTAATTTAGATGGTTCATCTTCTTCTGTTACTTCATTTAACTTATTTGGTTTTGTTGATGTTTCAGTTTGTTGAGTACCTTCATTAGAAGGTACACTAAAAAACTCATCACCATTATCCCAATTAAAATCTGCTAAACTTATTTCTTTTTCTGTACTCATAATAATAACACAAATTTAAGTTTGAAAATTAAATATCTTTAAGTTTTAATCTTAAAAATATAGTGGATTTGATTAATGTTTTTAAATTACTTTTTATTATTTAGCTTTTTAGTTTCTAACTCAGCATTCTTTTTATCCATCTCTTTTTGATGTCTAAACTTTTCTTCATCTAATTGTTGCTTTCTTTGTTTTACATCTACATCTACTCCTTGCTTAGCAACTTCTAATATATCTAACTTGCCATCTTTATCTACATCCTTATCTTCATTAAAACCTAAAGACATAATAGTTTGACTTTGTATTTCTCTATCAGTCTTCATTTTTTCTTTCATCATCTCTGTTTCTCTATCAAACATCTTCATTTCTTTTTCATGAGTAAGTGCTTGTTGTTGTATTTCTTGTTGTTTTTCTAACTGCTGCATTTGCTGTTGTTGCATTTCTTCTCTCTTTCTTTGTTCAGATGCCATTAACATTTCTTCAGCTTCTTGAACTCCTTCTGCTCTTATAACTTTAATAACATCAGATAAATCAATCTTTTGAGTTTGCATTGCAGCATGAGCTAATTGAGATATAAGCTCTTTAACTTCATGTGCTTTAGATGAGTTAGAAACAAATATACCATAAGAAGAATTATCTAATAAGTCAGCATCTACTGTAAGCATTTTACGAGAAAAGTCATCTAATATATAATTCAACTTTAAGTTAGGATTCTCTGTATAACATACTTTAGCTGTATCTAATAACCTTTCTAATACTGCTCTTTTAACATGATTATGTAATTCAAATACAGGTTCTAATATATGAGAACTTTGAACCATAGTTTGTTTAGTATTAGTAACAGCAGCATTAGGTCCAATTTGACCTTCAGCTTCAGGTGGAATACCAATAGATATACCTGCTCTTCTTTCAATATATTCAGCTAAGTTAATATACTTCTGAATATCAGAAGCTAATGACATATCTATTTCTTTAACAGCATTAGGTATAGAATAATCACCTTTATTACCTTCTTCATTAGGATTTAAAAATCCTATCTTAGAAGACTCAGCAAAGTATAACCATTTCTCTACATCTATACCTGCACTCTCAGGTATCATTCCAATGTTCATCATAAGTATTTTACCTTTATCTGATGCCATTAGTAATTCTATCCTATACATTATAATGTCATAATAATATTGATATGCTTTTACTCTATCTACAAATGATGTAGGTAAAGAGTTAGTAGTATCCATTACTGCACCAATATAAGGAAGTTTACAATTATAAAGATTATTAATGTCTTTAAACTGTCCAGGTACAGGTCTTAAATAAACATAAATATCTACACCTATCTTGTATCCTTCATATACTTCAGGTATCCATTCCCACTTACAAGATATATCTCCTTGTTCTTTATTAAGTGTATAACCTTCATCTACTAATGTTTCTTGTATTTCACCATTAGCATCCATATAAGATAAAAACCCAATCTTTCTTAATGCTTTCCAAGTAGCATGTACTACCCTTACAGTCCATCCTTCATCTTCTTTATTTACATTAAAAGTAAAGTTAGCATCTACAACATGATTCATATTCTGAGTATAGTAAGAATAAATCTTATCTATCTCAGCAGTAGATAACTCATCACCAAAATATTGTACTACTCTTGATGGTGACATCCTATATACACATACTGCCCATTCTCCTTCTTCAATAAATTCTAAATCAGGTGACTTATCATAATCAAAGTAAAGAGGATTAATAACTGACATTGCAGGTTCATTATTTAATACTCCTACCCAATATGCTTCTTTAGCACTAATGCACAAGTGTTTAAATCCTTGATTAAACTTAGTAGGTATATCTTCTTTATTTATCAAATATTCTAATAGCTGATGTGCTAAAGCTTCTGCTGGGTCTTGGTGATCCCTTAACATATATTTCTTTACTTCTTCAGGAGTTTGTGCTTTTAACTCTTCTTCTATTTTTTGTTGTATTTGTTGCTGTTGTTCAGGAGTGAGTTCTTGACCTTGAGCTTCTTCCATTGCCCTCTTTTCAATATCCATTCTTATAGGTTTCATTATTTCTGAAACCACAAAATCTTTCATTCTACTAAACTCTTCTTGTTCTCTTCTTGTAGTTGCTTCTTCATTAACAGCAAATACTTTCCAAGAAAAAGGTCTTTTCATTTCCATACCTAAAAGCATCTTTATTTTAGGAGATATAATATCTCTATTAACAAAGTTAGCAGGTAGTTCTCCTGCTTGTGCCCCAAATGGTTTAGTTACATATTCAAAATCACGAATGTTAATAATATTATTAAACAAGTCATAATTTACTTTCATCCTTTTATACTCTGATACACCATTAGTATCAAAAGTATCTAATCCATATCCATTAAAACCTACTTGTGAAAATGACCTTTTATCTAAAAAGTCTAAGTTATTTTTATACCAATGTTTATTGTCAGCATTTTTTTGTGCTCTTGTTACCCTATGTTTAGGCATTGCAACACTAAAATTACCATCAGAATTAGTTATCATAGTTAATATAGTTAATCTTTTTTAAACCAATTTTTATAAGATTCTAATAATGCAATAGCAGATTTATTCTTATTAGAGTTTTCAGTAAATACTTTTTCACCTTCTTCCTCTAACTGAAACATAATCATCATAAATGCCATTACTCGGTCAAAGTTTCCTTTCTTATTAAATAATATCAATTCTTCTAACAATCCTGGGTCTGATATCAAGTCCAAATTTAATACTTTATTTCCAAATTCATCTACATCTCTTTCTTTTAATAACCATTGCTTTATATATTTAGAACCTGCATCCTTTAACTCACTATTCATGTGAATACCATATATCCTTGCTACTTTAGAATTTTTAATAGTCTTAGATATAACAGCATCAGGTTGTGCAGCTAATAGATGTAACTTTCTATTCTTTTCAAAATATGACTTAACATCTCTAATCATATTCTCATGCATTATTTCTGCATTATAAAGTTCTGCTAACAACTCTACTATCCTATGAGTATCATCAGCAGTTTTCATTCTACCTACATAAGAAGCTACTATCATATCTCTACTATAAGAAAAAGTAGTAACACCTTTATAAACATATACAGCACCTAATGATGCACCTGCACTTTGGTCTTGTTGATAAGGGTCATATCCTATCTTATATAATCCTTTAGGTGCATTAGATACAGGATATTCATATATTACAGGACAACCACTTAAACTTAATGTCTTAGGTTTATAATGCCATACTGGTTCTAATTCATTTCTTAAATCAGGTGTAGCTTTAACCTTACCTTCTTCTTTACTCAAATATACAGGTTGACCTTTCTTATCATACACCTTTTCTCTTTCTATAATATTTAATCTATTTCTAAGTTCAGTAATTGGGAAGTCATTAGTAGATACAGTAAGAAAAGCTTCACTAGGTTTTAAAGGATATTCTTGTACTCTTTTTTGAATAACTCCTGTACCATTAGATGAGTTCTTTAATATCTTTTCTCTTTCTTCTATTTCATAATTTATAGCTTCTTGCCTTAATGAATTACCTTGTTTATCATAAAAACCATCCATGTTCCAAAATACAGGATGGAAAAATCCACACTTTGTATTCTCTGCATTATCATCCCATACATTAATAAATGGCATTAAGTTATAAGTTGCTGGGTCATAAAACATATCAGCAAAATCTACTGTACCACCTTCCATATCACCACCTGTACCAAATATAAGTATCTGTCCTGTTATAAACTTACCTGCTTTCAATGTAGGTTCAGTAGCCATATATGAATCCTTGAGGTTAGGAAACTTACCTGCTTCTTCTAACAGTACATACTTAGCATCTTTACCCCTAGCAGCATCTGGATTATCTTTAAAAGTTACTGCTATAACTTGTGACTGATAACCTTTCTCAATAGCTACACCATTTAACACTTCTTTATATGATGCCTTTCTATGTTCTTGTTTATCAATATAATCTCTATTCTTTCTCCACCCAGTATGCTCATTCAAAAAGTTAAGATAGTCTGTAACCATACCCATAGTTCCTTCAGGGTATAAGTACTTCTTTTCAAAAGCACCAATAATAGAAAGAGAGTTTCTAACACTATTATATATATTAGCTACTTTAGCAGCATTCTTAAATGAGTAACCTTTACGTCTTGATTTACCTACTATAATATGTCTACCACCATCTAAGAACTCATCTTCTACTTTTACTTCTAATTGAAGACTATTAAGTGTTTCTCTAGTTAATCCATTATAAGCTATTTCAGTTGCCCAATAGTAATTATAATCACCATCCCAAAAGTCAGGAAATCCTGCTAACTTCTTTGCCTTTCTACCTGATGCTCCTTTCTCTACCCTCATGATAGGACAGAAGTTCATATAAAAGTAATGGTCACCTGTTATCTTAACTCCTCCTACTTCATATCCTTCAACTGTTCTTTTAAACTGCTCTTCCCAATATCCTTGCCAAGAAGGAGAACCCCAAGGGTCAGGACAATAATATCCATACTTTTCAAAGTGTCTAGCTTCTTCTCTAAACACTTCTGTATTAACCCAAATACCATCTTTGTTTCTTATAGACTGGAGTTTACTCATTATTGTCCAGGAGCAGTAGTTACATATTTTAACCTATAAATAGTATGTGCTATAAGTTGAAGAATTTCATCTAATTGATTTTGAATCCATCCTTCTTCATACATATTTCTTTCTTTAGTAACTTGTGTATAAAGATTCTCCATATAAGACAAAGGATTAGATATAGCACTAGCAGAAAAAGAAAGTGTAAGTTGACCATGTATCCCCATTACTGTTTCAGCAAAAGTATCTAATCTTTCATCTAATCCAGTATAAAAAATAGATAAAGCTTCATGAGGAGCTAATGCTCTACTTCTTTGTTCAATATGAGTAATATGAGCATCTTCTTTAGCTTTAAACAACATAGAAATAAATCCACTACAATCTTTAGACATAGTCATACCCATATCCATACCCATAGGTTTAGATTTCATAGCTCTCATAGATTTCATATCATCACTATCAAATGCTTCTATCAATCTGTTTTTCATAATGTTATATTTATAAATTTTAATAATTATCTTTCAAATGGGTTAATTTCTTTACCTGCCTTTGTTTTAGAACTTTCATAAACTTCTTGTTCCACTCTTTCCTGTAAATCACTCATGGACTTAAGAACTTCATTAGCTGACTTAAGTGCAGGGATAACTTCACTAATTTTATATACAGGTAAACCTTTATCTGTTCTTTCATTAAAATCTATATTTTGAAAAAAGTTAATAGTTTGTTCTACACCACTTTTAACTGCATTAAAATATCTCATAGATGGTGAAGCTTCTTCTAACCATTTGGAATAAGTACTAACTCCTTCCTTTACTAACTCATCAGGTTTCCACTCTTCTATGTTCTCTTTCCATAAACCTTCAATAATTTTCTTACCTCTAAGTTCATTAGAATAACCTGAATATGGATTAGATTTCTTTGGGGATACAATATAATAAATATAAGCTAATTCATTAATAGCTCTTGACTTATGTTTAGTTGTATCTCTATCCCATATTTCATTAAATGGAAATATGAGAAGTATATCCTTTACTGGTCTAACTACTGAACCATTGATTTCAAATATTTCTACCGACATAAAACTACATATTCTTTTTTAATCCTTTTTCTTTATATATACTTTCTTACTAATTACCTTTCTAAAATAAATCCTCTTAGCATAAGAATATCTTCAGAATTATCCTTATACTTAACAGTAGCAGTTTTACTAACTTCTACTTTTTTAGTTTCAGTATTCTTAAGATGATTAGGAAAGTCACCAGCAGTATATTCAAGTGTAACCTTATTACTACCTTTCTTATAATCTATCAGAGTACAACCACAGGCTGCTTTAATTTCAATAATCTCTATATCACCTAAATAATTAAAATCTACTTTAACAACAGACTTAGGTTTGATATTACCAAAATCATAAACTTTTTTATCCCACATAATTGTTACTTTATTTTAGTTCATTATAAAATTTAAACCATTCCCAATCAAATCTACTTTTCATTTTAGGATAACATGGTTTGTGACAAGACTTATTTGCAAAAGTAAGTGCAGGAATATCACAACCACATATCTTACATTGCCCACTATTGTAACACTCTTTATCCATTTGTGTTAACCTCCATTCAAACTGTTCTTTAATATGTTTTCTCATTAGGAGCTTTACCCACTTATACTTAGAATAGTATATCTTTTCTCTTGTATGTCCTTGTACATAATACCATACATCACTTAGGGGTATTTCCCTTTTCAGTATTTTCTTTAAATAATACCTTATTCTTTTCAACATACTCATTTAAAATTTTAATTCTATTAAAGTGAAACTCATTTGCTTTATTCTGCTCAACTATCTTAGCTAATTTCTTCAACTCATATTTAACAGGAGTAGAAAATACCTGAAAACTTCCAAATCCTTTTATCCTAATGTCAGGTATTTCCTCACTATTCATTCTACTCCTAAAATACTTAAATGCTGTAAATATTATATCAAAAAACTGGTCTTCAGTAATATCATACTGATGTTTAACTTTATCATAGTACCTCTTAATCAATGGATTCCTTGACATGTTCCTCATTTATAAGTTGAAAAAAGTATTCTTGCTTATCATCATTAGGAATAAGAAAAGGTAATATTTCATTAGTAGGAGAAATAAATCCTTTCTCTTTCAAAGACTTGAGGTAATTACCTAGTCCACCATCAGATAAATTCAATTCCTTCATTACTAACTTCCTAGCAGTAGTACCAAATCTATCTTTAGCTATATCTCCTTTCAAGGACATAAACAAAGCAAGTATCTCTATTTCTTTTGGGGTAAGCTTAGTGGGTATAATAGCATTAACAATTGACAAATGAATATTATAAAACCTCTTACTATCTAATACTAACCTTTTACTTAATGCTTTCATCTTTCTATCTTTTTAAATTATAAACAAAAGTAAGAAAAATTATTTAAGATTAAAATTAAATTTTTTAAAAAAATAATATTGATAAAAAGTGAATGTGTGAGTCCTATTAGAAACTAGCCACCCCCAAACTAATGTCTAAACAGTATCCCCCCTACAAATCTTAAGCTTTAAAAACTTGGCTCTAACTATCTTTAGCTGTATTTTTTGTTCTTCCTCTTTAACTTCATCTCATCCTTGACATTATTTTTTAAGCTCTTTAAAACATACAAATCATGAGCAACAAGACTAAAGCCTACTTCATGGAAGTAGCAGATTTCAAAGCTTTTATCGGTGTATCTAAACTTGACATTTATACCGATAAAGAAGACCCCAGCAAAAAATCCATTAAAGCTGGCAGTGTTTGGATTAACATCCAAAAAGACATTGATATGAAGGGTAGATTGGTATTTATTACCGATGATTTACTCCCAGATGGTAAACCAAACTGGCTTAAAGCTAGGCTGATTAATTGTGCTGAAGGCACACGCAAGATGGAGTTTACTGAAAGCTTCTAATAGGTATAAACACAAGGGAGAAATCCCTTGTGTTTTTTTATTTTGTTTTTTGTTCTTCTGTCTTAACTACATCTTAGTTTTGACATTATTTTAAACAATATAATAAATAACATTATGAATTCTTTAACAAAAGCTTTAGTAATAGCATTACTCATAATGCTAACAGTAATTTTATGCATTTGCTATATGGAAATAGCTAACATATTAGGTTTTTATGACCTAATAGCATTGGGTTTCATTAGTACATTGTCAATAGTTGGCTGCATTGCAGCAACTGTTAGTATATCTATGATAGATACAGAGAATTAATCTCTGTATCTATCTTTTTATTTTTTGTTCTTCATTTTTAACTTTAACTTATTCTTGACATTATTACTAACACTTAAATACATATAACTATGTACGGTAAAGCTTATCACATTTTAGCATCATTAGTTGACAGAAGTGTCAACTATAGCACATCAGAAGATAGTAGATTTAATGCCCACAGGGCAGCATATCTGTTCAAATACTTTATTGATGAAATTGTCAATAAAACAATAGTATTTGACAACTACAAGTGGAAAGAGTTTTCAGAAAACCCAGCAGCACAAAATACAGGAGCTGTTGAGTTTATAAAGCAAGAAATCATTGCTATGAAAGTAGCAGCAATTACTAGTAAGTTCTAAAGTGAAGGGAGAAATCCCTTCACTTTTTTATCTTTTATTTTGTTCTTCATTTTTAACTCTTGCTTAGTTTTGACAGTATTTTATTTATACTTATTGGTTGCAAACAATAGTATAAATACCTTTAGAGTAAAGACTTAAGGTTTGAAAGTATGTTCCTATATGGGGCCACTATGAGTAGACTTATTTCTGATAATCTTAGAAAAGCAAATAAAAGGTTTGGGATTGCTATACTGTTATTTTTTAGAGGGGTCCTAATCCTTAATCGGCCCTGGACCCCTCATTTCAGTAGTTAGTAACAACATACTAATTAAGATATAATCAGCTTGTGAAAGCTGATGCAGTACAACAAGAAGTAACTAAACAATGGTGCACAATTGTTTAGAAGAAAATTGCTACTGTGAGTGATGTCAGTTGGAAGACTATATTCTCTATTTCTATCTTAGTGAAACAATGTATGCTCTGTTATTAACTTTTAGAGAATAGAGGATAAAACCTCTATTCTCTTTTTATTTTTTATTTTGTTCTTCTTTTTTAACTTTCTCTTAGTTTTGACATTATTTTTAATTATTTACAAATCACACACATCATGGAAAAGAAAAATGTTCAATTTATGACAGTAGCCAATTTCAAAACATTAATTAACGCTACATCTATTGAAATCCTGGAAGACAAAGAGTCTGGAAATAAATCATTTACCCATCAGGGTGCATGGTTTAAAGTACAGAAAACTCTTGATGTTACAAAGCCAATGGCATTTATTGCAGAAGTAGATGCAGATGGTGTAACTAATTGGTTAAGTGCAACATTATGCAACATCGATGACAGCAAGTCAAAAAAGCAAACCTTTGCTTCTATCTAAATCTTATAGTATTACCTTTTATACAACATAAAGGGTAATACTATTTTTTAAATAAACACACAAAACATGGAAACTCTACTCATTATTACAACATTTATAGTTATGATTTACCTCTTAACTAATATAAACTTATTTCCAACACAAAAATAATTTCCAAATATGTACACACCATTAGAATTAGGACTTGATTATTTTGACTTAATGGAACAATATTACCTACCAGAAGACTATCTTCCTGAAGATGATGAATACGAACATAATTACATAAATGACGATGATTATGAGTTACCATTTTAGGTAACTCATATTTCTTATTAACAGAAATACATAAACCTGTTCCTAAACAAACAAGTTTAGGAAATATTGAATCACGTTTTATGGAGAATATGATTCAAGATATTGAAGATGAAATGAATTATTTTTAACTTTTAAATTTAAAACATGAACAACACAGAAATAACAATCATGGGTAGAGCAGTAATACCCAAAGAATTAAAAGAAACTCTTACTGCAGAAAACAACAATCATAGTAGAGTTTATTCTACTATGCATCCTGTTCAAAGTCCATACTTTGCTAAATGGCAAGAAGTATGTGATTGGTTTAATGAACAGCCTTACTTTGTTAAGGCTAAATTTATTGATACAAATTCTATGTGCATTTATGTGCATGGGATTGATTTGATTGGTAGAGAAAAATTTATCAATGGTAGTGTATATTACACTACTATTGAAGGCGAAGTAATAGCTACAGATGAAGCTTTCATTTGGGACTTTACTTTAAATAAGTTTATTTAAAGGAGATGTGTAATACATCTCCTTATTTTTTAACATTTAAATCAAGATAACTATGAAAAATCTTATTTTAGCATTTATGTCAATCATTATTTTTACATCTTGTAAATCTCAAGATGTAAACACAGACTTACTTATTTCAAAATCTTGCTTAGCTGAACTATGCTCATCTAATGATGAGATAGAATGCTTCTCTTATTATTTCGATATTAAACCTGAAATTATAAGAGAAAATCTCAATGCATATAGAGTAGTATATGCATCTGAGCTGAGGGATAAAGGATGGAATCCACAATCTCCTTTTGATTTAATCAACTTTAGAGTACCATTTGATAAAGATGGTTATATTGTAAGTTGGGAAATTTTTAAAAGATTACACAGTATTGATAATAATACAAAAGAGAAAACTTTATTTCACTATGAGATAAAGGATTAATAACTAAACAAACAAAAACTATGATTAAAGCACAGAGTTATAACATGGATGGTATTGTAGCAGCAAATTATAAGTTTGCTACATTAGCTGATGCTATTACATTTGGAGAAAAAAAACTCCAAATTACAGAATGGACAGAAGATAAAAAAGAATTACAAGGTTATTACAATAACTTAGGAATTCAAGAATATTTTGTCATATTCAAATAAAAAAGAGAGAAATCTCTTTTTTATTTTTTTTGTTCTTCTTTTTTAACTCTTTCTCATTTTTGACATTATTTTTCATTTTAACAACATAACAACATGAAAACTTGGAATTATAAACCAATCAACACCTTAGACCACTCACATCTCCAAAACATTATCAAAATGCTTTGGAGAGAAAACACATGGCTGAGTGAACAAATGTCTAATTTAGGTATGGAAGTAAATTTACAAGATAAATCATCTTGTATTGGCTATCTATATATAGCTTTAGACAAATTCACTAAAAAACGAAGTAATATATCTCTCAATGGAGATATGGCAGAAGAATTTAATAATCATCAACATGATGCCCATAATGGATATTATGATGATTATAGATACAATTTTTAAATTATACATTTTGCATTGAGTTGTAATGACGAACACGTAGAAAATCTGTTGTGTAAAAACTCGGCTTCTATATATCATTGCAACTCTTGCAAAATACCTTTAAAAAGAAAAGAAAAAAGTTCGACAAAAAAGAAAAGAAAAATACTTTTATATTTTCTTTATTAAATAAATTATATTACATTATAAATATAGTATTACGTTTTATTTCACTTTACAACTTTTCACCATGAATTTAGAACTAATCCTTCCATTATCATTACTTATTTTTATATTATTATTCATAATAGCAGGTTCACTTTACGTGATGATTTATGATTCAATTTATAAAAAAGATAATGATTACCATGAAGACACAAAATAATAGTTTGTATGTTTTGTTAATAATGTCAGTTAGGTTGAGTAGAAATACTCAACCTTTTTCATTCAAACAATCAACTCTATATATTTACTGATTATCAATTATTTTATTTATTAACTATTTTATCAATTTTTTAAAACATTATTTATTATGAGCAACGCACAAAATGTAACAGTAAAAAGAAGCAAAATTTCTTTCTCAAGACTTTATAAGGCTTCTTATCAAAAAGCAGGAAGTAAGACATTAGAAGTAAAACAACTTATTACTACTACTTCTTACTATGCTTCTAAAAAATATAATTCATCTCTTCAAGATGGATTATTTACAGAATCTGATTTCGGTGCAGAAACCAATGAATACACTCAAGAAGAAACAAGAGTGGCTTGGATTCTTGTACCGGAAAACAAAACAGAAACTGAAATTAAGCTAATGCTTAACAATTTACCTAATGCTTGTATTTACAAAGTATTGTCTAATGAGCCAATACTTGATGAAAATCAAAAGCAGAGTATATCTTCAGGTCTAAAGACTAAAGCTGATTTTGCTAATAGCCAAGTAGTGAGATATGGTGACTCTCATGAAAATGCAGGTCAACTAATTCTTGATGCTGATGACAATGTCCAATATCGTAGAACTTTCTTCTCTAAGGAAGTAAAAGCAGATGAGGATTATAGAGGCAATGGAAATGTTTACATGAGCAGAGAAATTGAAATGGAAGTTCAAGGAGCAAGTGTGTTCTTTGACCAAGGGATGTAAAAAGTGAATAAATTGAGAAAATCTTAGAATAAAATTCCTATGGAATAATATTTTAGGGTTTTCTCTTTTTTTTCTATAGCCATTTCTTTATTATTGCTTTTTTAGATAACCTTATAAATAATCTTATGACAGACTTTGTGTATGACATTGAGATATTTCCTAACTTTTTTCTATTATGTGCACTAAATGTACATACTAATGAAAAAGTATCATTTGAAATATCTCCAAGAAAAGATGAAAGAATACAATTGATAGAATTTCTAAAATCTGATATAAGATTATTTGGATTTAATTGTATTAACTATGATGGTAAAGTACTACAAAAATTACTAAACCTAACTCATCTAAAAGGTAAAGTTTTAATTCCTACATTAAAACAACACTCTGATAAACTCATTACAGATGAAAGATACAATATGTTTCAAAAAAGATTTACATTATGTCCTAATGTAGATTTAATGCTAATGCATCATTTTGATAATGATGCAAGAAGAGCATCATTAAAACAATTAGAATTTGCATTTCAAATGACTAACATACAAGAGTTACCATTTGAACATACTACCATTCTTACAGAATCTCAAATGCAATTAGTATCAGAATATTGTTGGAATGATATTGAAGCAACTTTTAGACTATATAACTACTCTAAAGAAGCTATACAACTTCGTGAATCTCTTTCTAATGAATATAATATAGATATGATGTCTTGGAACTCTCCTAAAATTGGTGAGAAGAGTTTTGCATTTAAATTAGCTAAAGAAATAGGTTCTCATAAACTTACTCAAAAAACTTACAGAGATACTATTAACCTATCTGAAATTATATTTCCTTATGTACAATTTGAAACTGAAGGATTTCAAAAACTCCTTACATATTTTAAATCCAAAATCATTAAAGGAACTTATAAAGTATTCTCAGAAATACCATTTGAAGAACTCTCTGTAATTGAAAATCATTATAATCTTCATAAAACTAAAGGAGTTCAAAAGAATCTGAATATACTCTATAAAGATATAGAATTTGTATTTGGTACTGGTGGACTTCATGCATGTACTGAACCTGGTATTTATGAATCTGATGAAGACTATATCATTATAGATATTGATGTATCTTCATATTATCCTAATTTAGCAATAAAAAATAGATTATATCCTGAGCATTTAGGTGAAGAATTTTGTGATGTATATGAATATAGATATAATGAAAGAGGTCAATATCCTAAAGGTAGTGTATGGAATGGTTCTATAAAACTTGAATTGAATGGTGTATATGGTAAATCTAATTCAGAACATTCTGCATTCTATGACCCTAAATATACTATGGCTATTACTGTTAATGGTCAACTTCTAATTTGTATGTTAGCTGAAGCTCTTATGAATACTTCTACTCTTTTACAAGCTAATACTGATGGTGTAACTGTAAAATTATTAAGAGGAGATTTACCTAAAATATTTGCTATTATAGATTGGTGGGAAGAATTAACTAAACTCAAATTAGAATATGTATTTTATTCTAAAATGATTATCAAAGATGTATCTAATTATATGGCTATATCTACTGATAATAAAGTTAAAAGAAAAGGTGCAGCATTTAAAACTTACAAAGAATTAGAACTACATGAGAATCATTCAGCTTTAATTGTTAATGAAGCTATATCTGCATATTTTATACACAATACAGACCCAGTTCAATTTATGATGCAGGATTTAGAACAGAATGGATTACAAAATTTCTTTATGAGAGCTAAAGTACAAAAAGGTCATAGACTTGTAGCAAGAGATATAGAAGATACTACATTACAAAAACTTGTAAGATATGTAGTTACTAATACTGGTGTATCTCTTATTAAAATAATGCCACCACTTCCTAAGAATCCTGAAAAATGGAGAGAAACTGAAATTGAATCAGGATGGAAATGTACAGTATGTAATAATTTATCTCAAATAAACACTACAGAAATCATAGAAAATTTAAATTTAGAATATTACTTAATTCAAATTAAAAAAATAATCAATGGAGTTGAGAAATCAAATACAGCAGCAAGCAACACAGAAGATACACCTTCATAATTTTAGAGGTATTATTAATGTTGCACCAAGAGTTGGTAAATCTAAAATTGTATGTGATGCTATTAAAATATTTAAAGTTCCTCAGACAATACTTATTACTGTACCATATAATTCTATTCAAGAATCCTGGACAACAGAATTAAACAAATGGGGTGTAAATATTCCAATAGCTATCATAAATCAAAGAAGTTTAGCTAAAGAAAGTGATTTAAATATGTATGACATTATTATTTGTGATGAGATACATACATTATCTAATGCTCAAATACAAGTATTACAAAATTTTGATGGTCCTATATTAGGTGTATCAGGTTCTATTTCTAAAGAAACTGAAAAACAATTGCGACAAGAATTAGGATTAAAAACTATCTTTAAATATACTTTAGAAGAAGCTGTTAAAGATGGTATTGTTGCTAACTATGAAATTAATTTAGTTCCTGTAACTCTTGACAATAAAGATAAATATATAGATGCAGGTAATAAAACTACTACATTTAAAACTACAGAATATCTTAATTATCAATATCTTACAGAACAATTTACTAAATTTAAAAGAGCAGCATGGAATAATCCTAAAATGAATGCAGTTAAAATGCAATATGCTTCTAAAAGAGCTAATTTAATTTATAATTCTAAAACAAAATTAGAAGCAGTATCAAAAATTATTGCTAAATTTGACAGATGCTTAATATTTACTGCAAGAACAGAAATTGCTGACCAATTAGGTTCAGGTTACCATTCTAAATCTACTCCTGAAGTATTAGAATCTTTTATGTCAGGTACAATAAATAAGCTTGCAGTATGTGAGATGACTAATATGGGCATCACATTCCCTAATCTTAAAGTTGGCATATTTCATCAGATGAAAAGTTCTGAAGAATCTGCTATCCAAAAAGTTATGAGAATGTGTAATATGGAAGATGATGCTATTGCTCAAATATTCATTACCTATTATGCAAATACTGTTGATGAAGAGTGGATTAAAAAAGCATTAGAAGGATTAGACCCTGATAAAATTAAAATCTTATCATTATGATACTATGTATTTGTATTGATGATAAAGGAAAACCTTCAGATTTTCCTTTAAGTAAATGGATTAAGGAAGAGCAAGAATATCATATTATTGATGTTGTTACTGTATTGCCACAAAATGAGTTAGGGGTAACATTAGCTGAAATAACTTTAGATGCAACATGTTATCCTTATAAGTTCTTTTTAGCTAAAAGATTTGCTTTTACTGAAGAAAACTATAAGAAGCTTATAGAAATGGTAAAAAGTAAAAATGAAACTAAAGAATTCCAATTAGATTATGACATTTTAATTAAAAAACAAGAGTATGCGAATTGAGAATTTAGATACAGTCACAGCAAGTAAGATTTATTTACTTTTAACTATGTTAAATGGTACTTTATATGCTATTGCTGAATTAGAACCTGATAAAATGAAGGGACAAAACAAAGTAAGATTTTTAAATATTAGGAGTAATATTAGAAATTTTATGTATACAATTTCTAATTCAGCAACTGCAGCAGATAAAGAATTATTACATTCTTATACATTTGATAGTATAGGATTAATGGCTGAAGTATTTGCTTTATTGTCCTATGTTCCTGAAAATCAAATAGATTGGATGTCACAAGAAATAAATAAATTAGTTATACAATCTTTTAAAAACTTAGAGCATGAAAATTAATCAAGAAATATTTAAACTACTTGAAGAGCATGATGTAGAAAGTGAAGGTGTACTTTATCTTTTATCTATATTTCACAATATTGAATCTACTTGTATATCTGAAAAAACTATAAGAACTGTAAATAATCTTGGAATAGTTGAAAGAGATTACAAAACAAATACTATAGAATGGCATTTACCTCTCTATGATGGTCAAAATGTAGATTCAGTATGGGAATGGGTTAATCAGTATAGAGAATTATTTGCATCTAAAAACAAAGAAAGGTCTGGTTCTAAAAAAACATGTGTAATGAGAATGAAATTATTCTTTTCTGAAAATCCTCATGTTAGAAAAGAAGATGTATTAGAAGCTACTACACTTTATCTTAGAAATGTAGAATCACAGTATGTTAAAACTGCTGAGAGATTCATTTATGATGGGCAAGGTAATTATAAAATGTCTATGCTTTCACAATGGGTAGATAGAGTTTTAGAAGCTAAATCTAAAAACAAGATTGACCCCAATAATAAACTCATGAAATAATGAATTTCCTTGAGGCATTAAAGCAGGGTCAGGAAGGAGAAAATAAAGGATTACCAACAGGTTTACCACCATTGGATAGAGCAATAGATGGTGTTCAAAAGAAAGCTATTTATGGTGTAGCTGCTGGTCCAAAAGTTGGTAAATCTACATTAGTAGACTTTGGTTTTGTTATTCATCCTATATTACATTGTATTAAAGAAAACATTCCTATTACTGTAATCTATTTTTCTTATGAGATTGATAGAGTCAAAAAAGAATTTGACTTTGCATCATTCTTCTTTTATCATGACTATGGTATAAAATCTATTTATCATAATGATGAAGAGTATCCTTTGTCAAGTAGATATCTGTTAGGTAAATTACAAGACAGAGAAGGTAATATCATTCCATTATCTGATGAACATAAAACTATCCTCCAAGATATATACACCAATAGGATAATTCCATTCTTTGGTGAATATGACTATAGAGGTCATCAGATAAAAGAAGGCATAATACAATTCTTAGAAGACAGAGATAATCCTACTGGTATGAGAAATACTATTCTTGCTTATGCTAAAAAGAATGGTGAGTTTGTATATCAAGATTATGAAACTACAGAAGAAGGTAAGAAAGTTACTAAGAAAAGATTGATAGGTTACAACATTGCTAATAAGCAAAAGAGAACTATTATCATTACTGACCACATTCGTAAACTCAAGAGAGAAAGAGGTTACAGTATGAAAGAGAATATGGACAAATGGATAGAATACACAGTAGAACTCAGAAACTTCTGTCATTTTACATTTGTACATATTGTGCATCTAAACAGGTCTATATCTAATATAGAAAGATTAAAATTCAATGGTGAGTACATATATCCTACAGGTGAGGATGTAAAAGATTCAGGTAATTTATCAGAAGAATGTGATTACCTACTAACTCTTTTTAATCCTACTGATGAGAAATATGGATTATCAGTTCATTTTGGTTATCCATTACATGAATATCCAAATTATAGGTCAATACACTTAGTAGAATCTCGTGATACTGAGTGTCCAATGCATTTGGGAGTACAAATGTATGGTAATATTAAACATTTTAAATCAATTTAATTATGACAGCACCAAAAGGTTATTATCGCAATTTAATTTCTGATTCTAATATCAGAATAGCATTTACTCATACACCTATTTATGGATGTACAGTAGTAGATTCTTCTAAAGTAATGAATGAACTTGAAAAATCTCAAGATGAGTATGCACCATATTATCTTGATGGATTAAAAAGAGGTCTGATGATTACTATTGTAGAAAATCAAAACTCAAATGGTTATTTAAGACCAGGAGAACTCTATTTCAAATCTTAATTTTAAAAACAAAACAATGGCAAAAATTATGGTAATTGCTGAATCAGGTTTCGGCAAAAGTACTGCTATCTGCCCAAGTGAGGAACTTGGAATTAAGGGTTTAGACCCTAAAGAAACTTTTATTGTAAATGTAAGTGGTAAAGATTTTCCATCAAGAGGTTGGAAGAAACTTTATAAAGCAATAGAAGGTAAAGATTTATCTACTGGTAATTATGTAGATACTAATGATGGTATGGCAATAGCAGGTCTTATTGGTATTCTTAATGATAAAAAACCTGAGATTAAGAACTTAGTAATTGATGATTTTCAATATCTAATGGCAGATTATTATATGGATAAAGCCAAGACTAGTGGCTTTGATAAATTTTCTGACATTGGCTATTTCATTGGTCAAATCTTTAAAGCAATACAGAAGTTTAAAGGCAATGTAATAGTGCTTACTCATCCTGAGGAAATTCAAAATACTTTTGGTACTTCATATAAAGCCAAAACTGTTGGCAAAATGATTGACCAATATATTTCATTAGAGGGTAAGTTTGACATTGTCCTTTATGGCACTCAAGATTTTGATTCAAAGAATAAAAAAGCTATTAAGCAATTTGTCACAAACTTTGATGGTAGATATCCTGCTAAATCTGCAGCAGGTATGTTTTCACTCTATATTCCAAATGACTTAGGTTATGTAATTAAACAAGTAAACAAATATTATGAAGGAGAATAAGAAAAGACCAAGAGTCAAAATTGAAAAGAAACAATATACACTAGTATATAGTGTACAACCAACTAAACAATAATTTTTTAACTATTTTAATTTTTTAAACAATGCAAATCAAAATTTCAGAAATCCTCAATGACCTAACTAATGGTCAAACAAGACAACAGATTAAGGAAAAGTACAACCTTAGTACTGCTCAACTTAAATCTGTATTTAATCACCCACTTCTTAAAGGTAGAAAGACTAAAAAAGTAGAACAACCTATTGATTTGTTGGATGATGTTACTCAAGAAGTAATTGTAACTCAAAAGGTAATTAGTGAAATCACTAATCCTGTAGAAAATGTAGAAGAAACACCAGTAATAGATTCTACATTAGCTGTATTCGAATAAAGAATAATAGGGAAAAGTAACCCTTTTCCCTTTTTCTTTTAAATATTAATTTGTAATTTTATAACCCTTTATAATAAGTAAATCTTATAATTATGTATGGATATGCAAATGATGAGAAATCATCAAGTTCAATGAATTTTGGTCTTAACCAAGGAGTTAAGATGACGAAGTTTGAGTTTAATCCTAATGGTGGCAAAGATGGTGCTGCTCAGGAATGTATTGATATTGCATTTGAATTTTCAGGAGGAGCAGTTAAAAACTGGCGTCAATTTCCTGTAACTCAAGCTATTGATAAAAATGGCAACAAAATTACTGACCCTCGCAGTAATGAAATGAGAGCTGCATTTAATGAATTTAATGCTAAGATTTCTCAATTAATGAAATGTTTTATAACTGAAGAAGATTTAAAACAAGGATTATTGGGAGTATCTAACTTTAAATCTTACTGTAATGCTCTTGCTAAGTTATTACCTACTGATTTTAGTTCTATTAACTTAGATGTATTTTGTCAATATCAATGGACTTCTAAGAATGACAATGGTACTAAGTATGTAGAAATCCCATCTAATGTAAAACAAGGTAAAGTATTTGTATTTGCTGAAGAAGGTAACTATGAGCCTATCACTATTGATGGTAAAGCTATGACTTTTACATTTAGAGGTACAGATTATCCTGTAACTAATGGTGGAGCTAAGAAATTTAATCTTAGTATTGGAGATGCTACTATAACAGTAGATTCTAATAAAGGTTTGATTTATGTAAAAGAAGATAATGGTAACTTTGTACTTCACCCAGTAACAAGAACTGATTGGTTTATGACTTCTAATTTTGCTAAAGCTACTGATGGAACAGAACCAATTCAAAGTTCTTGGGACTAGTTTTATTTAACCAATAAACATTAACCCATGTATGGCTATCAAGATGATTTTACATTTTCATCAATAGAAGATGTATTTAAATACATTAACCAAGAACAAATATTTAATCATGTTTTTGGTCAATTTGAAACTAATGTATATATAAAAAGTCCTTTTAGAATTGATGATAGCCCTGGATGTTGGATACAATGGAGAAATGGTAAATTATATTTTACTGATTTTGCAAGTACTTATGGTGTAGTAAATTTAGATGCTATTGGTATAATACAAGAGTATTATAACTTATCATTAAAAGATGCTATAACTTATATAATGGATAACAATTCATTTAAAGGTAAATCAGAATATGTAGATTATAAATCACAATCACAATCCATTGTATCTACCACATCTTCATCTAAATTGTTAGAGTTTTGTCCTAAGCCATTTGATGATTATCATAAAACATATTGGTCACAATATGAGATAACAAGTTCCCAACTTATAGCAGATAATATATTTGCTACCAAATGGTTTAAAGTTAATGGAAACATATTTACACCTTTTCCACAAGAAACTACCTACACTATTTCATATAAAAGTGAAGGTATTAAAATATGTAAGCCAAAATCTAAAGAATATAAATGGATAACTAATACTACTAAAAATACTATTGGTGGTACAAAGAATCTTCCATTTGTAGGTGATACATTATATATAACTAAGAGTTATAAAGATTGGAGAGTGTTAACTAATCTTGGTAAAGATGCTATATATTTTCAAAATGAAGGTATGTTACCTGATATATCAATATTATCAATGTATATTTCAGTATTTAATCAAGTAATAGTATTATTTGACAATGATAAAGCTGGTATACCTGCATCTAACAAAGTAGTAAAATATATTAACAATCATTATAGTTCTAAAGCTATAAGTGTAGTATTACCATTTGATGAAAAAGATCCTGCAGACATTATTAAAGCAGGAAAAAAACAAGAATTAATCAATTTTTTATTTTAAACTATTAAGACAATGAGAAAAATTAAAATTTATTCTACTGCAACAGGTATCGCAGTAGTAGACTCTAATGCAACTAACTGGGGTCAACTTAAAAATGAATTGACTAATAAAGGTTATTCAGTATCTGATATGACAGCAGTAGAGAACAAAAACAATTCTAACTTAGAGTTAGATGAAGCTGTTCTTCCTGATGGCGAATTTGTACTAATGCTAGCTCCTAAGAAAACTAAGAGTGGTGGATTATCTTATAGTGAGATAAGACTACAAATCAAACAAGCATTTGAAGATGACAAAAAAGCTGCACACGAGCATTTTAATGCAGGTAACAAAAACTACACTAACAAATCTAAAGATGAGTTAGAAGCTCTTTTGTTATCTTGGAAAAATGAAAGTGAAGATGATGATTATGAAGAAGAGTATGTTGAAGATAATTATGACAATGAGGATGAAGAAGATGAATCTCACCTTTTAGAATCTGCTATAAATACATTACGTTTTAGTAATGAGTATAAAGCAAGAAAAGATGATTTTGAACTTGCATTTGACCTTATTAATGGTCATGTATCTGCTGCTACTATTTGTGAGTCTATGAATACAAAGTCAGATTTACTTACAGATGCAGAAAATGAGTGGATTAGTAAGATGAAAGGAAAGATTTAAATTATTTTCTAACTAAAGAGCCTGACTAACAATCAGGCTCTTTTTAATTTATATCTATATGTTAGGAATAGCATCATTGTTTTATAATCAAAATAATCAAAAACGTAATGTAGATTTAAACAGAATCAATAACTTGCTGTATTACAAAACATTAAATAAAAATTTATCAAGCATATTTTGGTTTTACAATATCATTAAAACTGAGTTAGACAAACAAGGATATGATTATGATATATATTTATCTTATGATTGTAATGTACATGCATTATCTGATACTTTTGGAATTTTAAATCATCAAACTAATGCTAAAATTCCATTTAACTATTTTGAATATATAAATACTACATATAATGGTGATTTATACTTTGAAATAATGCATTATTATCCTAGATTAACTGTTGTAATACATTATCCTGAATTAAAAGTTACTAATAAACTTAATAGGTCTATTCACATAACAGATATGTATGTACAATTTCATATTACTCAACAAGGTGATATACATAACAAAGGATTATTAGGTAGGAGAGGTAGTTTTACAGAATTACAACTTGAAAAGAATTATAGTCATTCTCATTTACCTTCTTCTGCTACAGTTGGTTTTACTAATTTTTGTTTAGGTTCAGGTACTGATATTACTATGTCAATGATGATGTTATATGAACAAATATTGAATAAGAATAAAGAAGAAATACCAAATGTATTTAACTTATTTCTTCTCAATCTTAAAGCATATTTGCAGTATGAGTCATTAGAGGGTGGTCCATATATCAAAATGTCATATCTTACAGATAATACAGTAGTTAAATCATCAGTAATTGAATTGTTTAATTTGACTAAGTACATTACTAGGAGTTTTGACAATAAGTATCTTTATTTATTAATAGATGGACTAGTTAAAGAGAATGCTATTTTCTTAATTAATAATGAATTAGTATTTAAAGATGATTATTTTGAAAAGATTTTAGTTGGGTTACTTATTTCAGCTGGTTTTTCTTTTTCAAGTTATCCATTTAGTTTTATTATCTATTCTAATGGAGAAGTAGTAAACAAACTTGGTTCAGTAGATTTGAAATATAAAATTGAAGGTAAGTATGTTTTATTTAAAAAAACTAGAAGACCTGTAATATTAACTAATGCATCATTAACTGATAACTTTGAAGTTAAAATTACTAAACCAGCACTTTGTTATATTTATAACAAGTTGAATGAAAATCATTATTATAATAAAATTCTAAATTATTTAGCAAATGAAAAATATAAAAAAGTTGAAACTGTATGATTTTGAGTACATAATTCCTGTAAAATTATCCCATTTAGTTTGGGAAAAGATACAATACTTATGTTCTTACATCAATGAAGTAGAATGGAGTGGTTGTACATTTTATTCAATTGAAGGTGACCTTGCAAAACCTGAAACTGTCTATATTAAAGTGGAGGATATGATTCCATTAGATAAAGGTAGTGCAGGATTTACTGAGTATTCTTTTGACCAAAGAGTATTATCTTATATGATGGAAAAAGATTATTTTCATTTAAAGATAGGACATCTTCATTCACATCACAACATGAAAACATTCTTTTCAGGTACAGATACAGATGAAGTTGTAGAAAACTCTGAACACATTAAGCCTTATCTAAGTATTATTGTAAATAATAGACATGAGTTTTCTGCAAAGATTGCATTTAGAATTAAAACAGTTACACCTACAACATTTGAGTTTCAAAATATTGATAATTCTATAACTACATTATCATCAACAGAAGAAGATGAATATGTAGGTAATTATAATTGTAAAATAGTTCTACCTGAAACTACTTGGAATGTAGATGAAACATTCTTAAATCAGTTTACAGCTATTAACAAGCCTAAACCTGTTCCAAAGATTGAATTTTATAAACCTAAATCTAATTCTAAATATACTCAGACAGAGTTATTTGATGAAGCTACTTGGTGGCAAGATACAAGTGCAATGCCTTCTGAAGGAGTTAGTTTGTTTAATGCATCAGAACCATTGTTTTGTAAAATTCTAAGATTAGGTATGGATGTTCCAAATGATAATTTAGAACAAGCATTAGAAGATTTAGAAAATTCAGTAACTCAATTTCAAGATTTTAATCTACATGATTATGCTGCTTCTATAAAATCTAATTTTAAGAAATGGATGGGTGAGTATTATGGAAAACCATTTATTCTTAAATCTGAATTAGATGATACTTGGGAAGAGTTTATTGAGGAGTTAATATTTAGTGCTGATGAATTTGTTGTGTTGAGTGAATTGATAGAATTGTTAACAGAAGAAAACACATTGTAATATGAGTAAAGATAGGTTCAAAGATGCATTGTGGTATAACAAGCCAGCAAGAATATTAGTATTTGGTGCAGGTGGTATAGGTTCTTGGACAAGTTTCTTTTTAACAAGAGCAGGTTTTAATGTATTAAGTGTAGATTATGACTTAGTAGAAGAACATAATCTTGGTGGACAAATGTTTTTACATCAGGATATAGGTGAATCTAAAGTTATTGCTTTGCATAATACTATTGCTTTATTTAACGATAATGATTATTCATTTACATATAGAAATGAGAAACTTGTTCAAGAAACTAATCTATATAATTTGATTAATACCAGAGGAGGTTATGCAAGTAGAGAATCTCCAATCATAATTATTTCTGCATTTGACAATATGGAAGCTAGAAAATTATTATTTGAAAAGTTTCTTGCTGTTTGTAACAATGAATATTCTTCTGTAACTCCAGATAAAATTTGGTTTGTAGATGGTAGATTATTGATGGAACAAATGAGAATTTATTGTATTCCTGGTGATAATCAACAGTTTCATATGGATTATATTGATAATCATTTATTTGCAGATTCAGATGTTGAAGATTTAATGTGTACAATGAAACAAGTATCTCATGGTGCAGCTATGATTGCTACTCATATTACAGGTTTTGTCACAAACATTATTTCTAATGTTACAGAGTGGGATGATAATGTATTCAAGATTCCTTATATGTGGGATTACATTATACCATTCAATAAACTAACTGAAAATTATGAAGCACGATGATTTCAATGTTATATTTCCAAGATATGATACTTATGTAAGTGGTAGTACAATTTATATAGATAAGTTTTTTAGTAGTGCAAATAACATTAATGGAAATAATGGCACAACTATTTATTTAGTAAAAGCTAATAAAACATCTACTGATAAAGTATTAACAGCATTTTTTACAACTACTCCTAAAGTAGCTTATTTACCAAAAGAAGATTTGTTTATTACTAAAGGCATTATAGTTGATTCTTTAACATTAAATATAGTAGCTCAAGTAGTTAATAAACACAAGAAGCAATATTTTATCAAGTTAAGAGAGTATCAGTATTATAGAAATTCTTGTTTAGCATTATATATTGATAAGAAATATGTAGCTGATAAAAAGTATTCTAAAATTATGAATTATCTCTTATCTTTGAGTAAGTATGTTGACACCTACATTGTATCACAGGATAAATTACAACTAGTTATTAATGAATCAAAATAGAAACAAAGGGCATAACGCTGAAAGGTTTTATGCCCAAAAGTTTAAGGAATTATTCCCTGATTGTCAAACAAGCAGATATGCATCAAGAATGTTAGATGATGGTGGAGTAGATTTAGCAAATATTCCTTTACTTGTACAAATTAAAGCAGGAGTACATAAAGGAATGAAACCTGAAGAGGTCTTAAAGAACATTGATACTAAGCTTCCTAAACTTTCAGAACAATTTCCTAAAGTGCTTATACATCATAAGCAAGGTAAACCAGGAAAGAAAAGGGATGATTATAGTTCATTGGTAACTATGACTTTTGAGGATTTTTTCACATTATTAAAATTAGTTTATGATAATAAGAAGTAGTAAAGAACAAATACAGGAGTATATAAATTCACCTGCAATGAATCAGAGTAAGTTAAAACTTCTAAGTATAAGTGCACAAGCATTTCAAGAAGTTAAGGAACCTGATTTATTCTTTGAAGAAAAAGAACATTTCTTGATTGGTAAAGCAGTAGATGATTTTATTACTATGGGAGAAGATTATTTTGATGAGAATTATTATGTTTCTGACATTGTAAAACCAAGTGATACTATTATGTCAATAGTACAACAGGTATTTCAATCCAGAGAATCAGATAATTTCTTTGATAATAATCTATTAGCTGCAATTGAAGCACATAACTATCAACCAAATTGGAAACCTGACACTAAGATTACTAAAGTTTCAGTAGAAGGTGAAAGTTATTGGAATGAACTATTACAGAGTGAAGGTAAAATTGTGTTAGATAAAGAACAAATACTTAAGATAGATAGTATTGTAAGTCAATTATTAGAACACAGATTTACTAAAGACTACTTTATAGCAAAGGAGCATATAAATATTTACTATCAGTTACCTATTTATTTTACAGAAAATAATGTAGAATGTAAAGCATTATTAGATATGGTAATTGTTGATTTTCAAACTAAAACTATAACACCAATAGATATTAAAACTATTGGAGATTATACTAAATTCTTTGATTATCAATGCCTTAGAAGAAGATATGATATACAAGCATCTTGGTACTTACAAGGTTTAGAAAAATGGAGAGATGATAACCTTAAAGATTATCAAGTTGATAATTTTAAATTTATTGTTGCTTCTACTACTAAACAATGTGACCCAATTGTATTTAACACTACTAATGAGTTTATAAATGCAGGTAAATATGGCTCATCTAAAATAAGGCAATACTATGTTAATGATGCTAGTGGGACACAAGAATCAGTAATAAAAATGTATGGTTGGAAAAATCTATTACAAATCTATAAATGGCAAGAAGAAAATGGCTGGGATAAAGATTATGAAATAGAAATTCACAATGGTATATTTACTATTGATTCAGATTACCAAAGAAGTTAAACTACATGGAAGGGATAAAAATTCAGCTTGGCAAAATCACTATAAATAAAACAGCAAGATTTGTAAAACCTTGTTTAAGATATTATGGTGAGGAATGTGTTAAAAAATTAAGTAGTGTATTTAAATTAGCCTATGGTATAAGTGACAATTATATTAATGAAGAATATAAAAAACATATATTCATACTTATAGATACTAAGAAATGCACTAATAAATTTATAGAAGTTATTGAATGGGTAAGAGAACAAGAATACTATGAAAATGATTATGCAGTAGATAATTTACTAAATGGTAGACTACACATGATTGTAATCAGATTACCTAATATTATAGACCTTAATATGTTTTTATCAGGTAAGTATAGTAAAATGTATAATGATGAAGAAATTCTTGATTCTCTAACAGATGATGATAAGGCAATAATAGTAAAAGATAATAACTATAAGATAAAGTTTGTTAAAAAAATAAATGAATATTTTAAATCTGACTTAAAAGTTGAAGAATTAAAAGAAGAAGCTGAATTAGAATTACCACCCAATATTGATGAAAAAGAATTTTTTATTGATTTATAATTTTGTAACACACAAAAGGGTAGAAATACCCTTTTGTTTTAAAATCTAAAACTATGTTCAAATTATTAAAGATTAGTGATTTTTACGTTTTAACTGATGGTGCATCAAAAATAGTAACAGAAGATGAAAAGTCTGTCACTTACACTATGTCAATATTAGCAGCAACTAAGAAATTAGAAGAGGCTGAAAATCTTAAGTTATTAGAAATTAACAATATAGATTTACATATTTTAGAAGATAATGACAATAGTGAATGGGAAGTAGAGGTAGATATGCAATTTAATATTTACCTTAAAAGTCAATTAATTTAAAAACTAAAAAATTAGAAAGTATGAAAAAAGTATTAATTTTAATCCTTATAGTAGGATTTATTTCATTTAGCTTTAAAAGAGCTGCAAATCCTGCAACAGCAACAGGTAATGGTTTCACTAAGAAAGAGAAACAAGAGTTAGCTAAGAAAAGTAAAATTACCAAAGTAGAATTAGTAAATCAATATATTGAAAAATATAAAAGAGTTGCTATTAAAGAACAAAAATTATATGGTATTCCTGCATCTATTACTTTAGCTCAAGGTATTTTAGAATCTAATGCAGGTCAAAGTAGCTTATCAGCAAAATGCAATAATCATTTTGGAATGAAATGGATTAAAGGTAGAAAAGAAAAGTATGCAATATATGCTGATGATTCTCCCACAGATAAGTTTGTAGTATATAAATCTGCTTGGTGGAGTTATCGTGACCATTCTAAATTGTTAATGTTACAAAGATATAAACCTTGTAGAAAATGTAACAGAGATTATGAGTGTTGGGCAAGACAACTTAAAAAATGTGGATATGCTACTGCTCCACATTATGCTAAATGCTTAATTAGTATAATCAAGCAGTATAAATTATATAAATATGATGTTTAAACCTAATAAAAATGAAAGCAATGAGAGAGCATTATTATAGACAACTTGAAAGAGCAAAAGGACTTATTGAGTTTATTGATTTTACATTGTTAAAAACAGAACTAAATATGTCATTTGAAACTATCCAATATCTTAAGCAAAAAAGAGAAGGATATCTTGCTACAAAAGAATATTGTTTAAATAAGATAGAAGAACACGAAGAAGACTAATGACAATATTTGAACCACAAAACAGAATAGAGGTGCTTACACCTGAAGGTAAAGGGTTTATATGGTTAGTAACAGAATATGGTACTGAAACATCTAAACTCTTTACTGTTATACAAGATACTGGTGAAATATGGGAATGGCAAAACAAAGATGTAAAAGTATTAAATAACATTTCATTTAATAGAGTATGCATAATATAATTAAAACACCCAATTATTTACTAATTGTAGATGATTCAAAAATTGAGTTAGGAAGCTGGCACACTTGTACTTATCCTGAATATCCATTAGAAGCAAGATTTACAGATGAATCTACTAAGTATGATATTTGTAAAGGTTGTAAAAATATAGTTGCACATTTACCACTCAATAATGCACCTACACTTGAAGGTGTTGATTTGCTACCACCACTTGAACCAATAGGTTTTGATGAATTTCAATACACAGAGGAGGATATTATGAAGGCTATTAAAATGGCAAGAGAATTTAATAAATTGATAGAAGAGGATGGGTATGATGAATTTAGATACACACAAGACCATATCATACAATCCCTCCAACAACCAAAAATGCCTATTGGATTTAGTCTTGAAGCTAAAGATACACATATTCAAAATGGAGTTTTAGTTAAATCTCAATGGGTAGGTGAGTATATTTACTAATTTTAAAAACTAATATGATAACTCAAACAGTTAGAAAAGCATTAGATATAAAACCATCAGGAAGGAGTAGTGATTACATTACTCCTTCTTTTATTCATGGTTGTTTATTTAAATGTGGTTATTGTTATATGAGAAGAAATAAGCCTGAAGGTATATCAATAGCTACAAATACTGATGAAATATTACAGACTGTATATAATCATGCTCAAAGATTAGGTGTTAAAATACCTAATCAAACACATGAAGATTTATGGACTTATGATATTTCTTGTAATGAAGATTTTGCACTACATGCTAAGTACCACGATTGGGAAAAGATATTTGATTTCTTTACTCAATCTGATTTACCTATAATGGGTACATTTGCAACTAAATATGTAAATGATAAGTTGTTAGATTACAATCCTGATAAAAAGATTAGGATTAGATTTTCACTAATGCCACAAAAACTTTCAGATATATTAGAACCAAACACTTCATTAATTTCAGAAAGAATTGAAGCTATAAATGATTTCTACTATGCAGGTTATGATGTTCATATTAATTTTAGTCCTATTATAATTATTCCTGGAGCTAAATTTTTATATGAAGATTTGTTTAAAAAGATTGATTACTATGTGGATGATAAAATTAAAAATGATATACTTGCAGAATGTATTATGCTAACTCATAATAAAAGTATGCATGAATATAATTTAGAACATAATCCTAAAGTAGAAGAATTGTTATGGAATCCTGAAGTACAAGAAGATAAAGTATCATCTTATGGTTCTAAAAACATTAGATATAAATGGCAGTTAAAGAATAGATACATATCTGATTTTGTAAAACTACATGATGAGATAATACCTTGGAATAAAATTCGTTACATTTTTTAAATAAAATAATATGAAACAAGAAACACTTGAAGAAGCTGCTGAAAGATTATCGGAAAAACATCACTACGCTTTTGGACAACAATCAGAATTTTATCAATTAGGATTTATTGAAGGTGCTAAATGGCAATCTGAAAGAATGTATAGTGCATTATACATTCTAAGAATGTATAGTGATGCTATTGAGTTTGCTGAATGGATTAGGATTAAAGATTTTCAAACAGCAACAGGAAATAAATGGATTGGTTTAAATATGGAATATTACACCACACAAGAATTGTATGAACAATTTAAAAAAGATAATTTATGAAACAGACAGCAGTAGAATGGTTAAAGGAAAAAACAAGTGATATGACAATTCATAAAACTCACTTAAACGATACAATATCTGAATGGCAAGAAGGTTATAATGTTGCATTAGAAGATGTTAATAAACTTTTCAACAAAGCCCTTGAAATGGAAAAGCAGCAGATAATGGATGCATTTCAGTATAAGTTTTTTCATCCTTATGTGGAGAATGAACCCGAACAATACTACAATGAAACCTATAAAAAATAAAACATCACCTGTAAAGAAAATGATGGCAAAAGGGTTCAGATAAAGGTAACGGGCTCCTACCTACCCTGAACAAGATGTTTTATTTTATAGTCCTGTGGCGTAATAGTAACGTGTGTGAAAGGATAAACCGAAAGAACAAGTTACAGGTTCGAATCCTGTCAGGACTATTTTTTAACTTAAAACAAACTAATATGATTTACACAAAACAGTTTAAAGATTTTTTATTTATTTTAGGTGAAAAATCTGTTGATTTATTTAACTATTTTAAAGTAGATGAGTTACATGGTTTAACTAAAAAGGATGCTTTAAAACATAAAGAAAATAGTCAACAAGCATACATTTATGGTATGGCTAATTATATTCCTAAAAAATCAGGAGAATATAAATTTGGTGACCCAGGATTTGTATTTATCAATTCTACAAGATTAGATGGTACATATAAAGACTATACAGGCATTATGCATGAAACTATTCATATATCATTACTTAATAATGATTGGGATATAAATAACAAAGAAGAAGAAATAGTTAGTAATGCTGAGATTTATGCTAATGACATAATAAAGTTTATTATGACTATTAAAAATGAATCTTGGTTTGATAATTTGTAAGTTTTGGTTTTTTTAGTTTTAAGTAAGTTAATAATGTGGGTTAAGTAATTGACTCACATTTTTTTTCACATTAAATTATAAATTATGTTTTACTTTTTATTTATGATGTTTACATCAATAGGGCATTACAATGAATTAAATGTTCATGAAAAATATCTTTATACTACTATTGCTCCTGTAATATGTATGAATTTACAATATAAATGTGGAGTTCCTACAAGTATTCAGTTAGCTCAAGCAATTGCAGAATCTGGAGGTGGTATATCTAATGTTGCTAAACAATCTAATAATCATTTTGGTATTGTAGCATTTTCAAATTGGAAAGGAGATGTTTATAGAGCAAATAAGTACCTAGCATTTAGAAAATATGATACATTAGAAGAAGGATACATAGACCATGCTGAATTTTTAGCTTATCATTATAGTAATGCAGTAGGTAAAGATTGGAAATATTGGATTGAAAATTGTAAAGGATATGGTGAATCACCTTATTATTGGCAACATATAGGAAAAATTATTCAAATTTATAAACTTTATAAATTTGATATTTAAAAATAAGTTTTATTTTTGTATAAAATTTAATATATACAATGATAGTAAAAGTAAAAAGAAAGAATGATGGAGTTGAATTACCATTTTATGCAACTAAAGTAGCAGCAGGATTTGACTTATATGCAGATTCATTTTTAAAACTATATAAAGGACTTCAAGAAATATCTTTAGATGATAATTTACAACATAGTATTCAAAAAGGTTATATAGTATTAAGACCTTTTGAAAGAGTATTAATAGGTACAGGATTATTTATGGATATACCTGAAGGTTATCAATTAGAAATAAGAGATAGAAGTGGAGTATCTTTAAAGAAAGGACTTAAAGTATTTAATTCTCCTGGAACTATAGACTCAGATTATAGAGGAGAAATTGGAATTATACTTTGTAATATGACTCAATCTTTATCTAAAGTATCAATAGGTGAAAGAATTGCACAAGGTGTATTAACTCAATATGAGGTAGTTTCTTTTTTAATAGTTGATGAACTTGGCAATACAAATAGAAACATGGATGGTTTTGGCAGCACAGGTCTTTTATAGTTTTTATATAGTTTTGGTTTTTTAGGGAAAAAAGTGAGGTAGGAATATCTCACTTTTTTATTAAAATTTATTATTATGAAAAACATCAACACAACATTGATAATTACTCTTATCACTATAATTATTATATTGTTAATCAGTAATTGTGGTAACAAAGTATTAGTTACTAAATACAAAGCTAAATATCAATCTCAACTTTTAGTTTTAGATACTGTTATTCATTATAAAGATAAATATGGTAGAGCAGTATCTAAAATAGGAGTATTGGAAGTTGAAAATGCAAAACAAGTATTAGAAATTAAATCTGATAGAGAAATTGTAAAAGCATTACAAACAGAAATTCAAAAATACAAAAACAAAAAACCTGAAGTAATAACAGTATTCCAGGAAAAAATAAAATTTGATACTATTTTTGAAACTGATAGTACTATAATTTATATTGATAGTACAGGAAAAGAAAGAGAAGAGTTTCTTGTAAAATTTAATAATGATTGGGTAAATTTAAAAGGAAAAGTCAATTTTCAAAGCTCTGACATTTCAATAGAATTTAATAACAAATACTCAGTAGCTTTTATTAGAAACAAGAAGACTAAGAAAATGGAAGTTTTAGTCACTAATGAAAATCCATATTCTAAAGTTTCAGAAATTATGGCTTATAAAGTAACCCAACCTAAACCTAAACATTTTGGAGTTGGAATAACAGGAGGATATGGGTTAGACCTTATAAATTTTAGACCTGTACCATATATTGGTGTAGGAATTTCTTATAACTTATTTAAGTTTTAATAAAGTTTTTGTGTTCCTTGTGTGTTATTAATTTGTGTGTTTCCATGAAAAAAGCAACCTGTAATGGGTTGCTTTTTTATTTCTATAGCCAACTATTAATGTCTTAATTTTCCTCTTCATCTTCTTCTTTAGATTTTTCTTCTTCTTCTAATTCTTTTCCTAACTCTTTTAATCTTTTCTTTTGTTCAGGAGTTAGTTTTTGTTTCTTTTCTTTAATGCTTTCAGTAGCAGTTCTACTGTTAGGGTCTTTAATGTCCTTAGGTAGTTTTAAACTTTTATCTAATAACTTTTGTATTTCTTTTTCAGGTATTCCTTCTTTTTCTAATTCAGTTCTTACTACTGCTCTTTTTTGTTCTATTATTTTTTTAGCTTTCTTTTCATCATCCCAAAACCAATCATCATAAAATGTAGGAGAAAATTGTCTTGAGCCAAGAGTTTCAAATCCAAATGCATCTTGAGTTAAAATAGCAGGTAATGTAACTTTTTTAAGTGCTTTTAATAATTTAGATTCTCCTTTATTAGAACCAGTAGTTGCTATATCATTGTCACTTTGTAATCCTTCTAATTCAACTACTACTTTACCAACATTATTAGCAAAGTCAAATAAACCTACTCTACCAAATAATGTTTCATAACTATTAGGTAATATAATATACCCTGCTGCTGATTCTTGTAATTGATTTACATAGTTCATTAAGATATTATGTTGTATTCTTTTAGGGTCTTCTTCATCGTCATCATCATCCCAATATAATTGTTTTACTAATAATCCAAGTCCAAGTAATGATAATTGAATTGACATTTCAGCAATTAATGCTCTCATGTTTTTCTTATCTCTTTCTGTAAAATTTTCACCTACTAACTTATCATAATTACCATATTCTTTTATAAGTTCTCTACCTGCTAAAAGGTTAATAGGTGTACCTATTGTTTTTCTAACTAACGATTTAAGTAAAAATGCTGTTTCTTTTAATCCACCTATTACACCTTCTTGCATTTCTGTTTTACTGATAGCTTTACCTTTATATGAAGCAAGTACAAGACCAAATCCACCAGCAATAGCTGCACCTGGTAATCCTGCAAAAACTCCACCTATCATTGCTCCATGTAAAAATGCTGATGCTTTAGTATGTGACCTATATCTACCTTTATATCCTTTAGCATTTGCTGATAAATCATCTTGTTCAATAGCAAGTCTTTGGTATAATTGAGAACCCATCCAGGTTTTAAACATTAATATTACTTTTCCTGCTACTGATTCTTTAGCCATAATACCTCTTAACTTATCATAGTTACCATGAGCAGTTGTAATAGCATTACTAACATTCTTTTTAAATTCTTGAGCTTTTTCTCCTTTTCCTTGTTCCCATGCTTCAATATTTTCTTTAGTTCTAAATTTAGGTAGTAATTTACAATTTTCATCTAATGCATCCCATAAACTACTTTTCTCACCATTTAATCCTGTAATTTCAGTATTCAACATTATTGCATCCATAAGTGGAGTTTGGTTTAAATACTCTACTCTTTTGTTACCTGTATATGGAGTTACATAATCTACATAACTTAATGCAGTTTTTTGAGATGCTTTTTGTAATTCATTAGTTGAATCTTGAAGTATATCAAATCTATCAGCAAATATTCTTGTTTTCTTTGCACCTTTAGTTGCATATCCACCAAGAGTAGCATTTTTAAATATACTACCTTTAACAATATGCAATGCTCTATAATAATGTTTAGGTTCAAAATAATCTCCTGTTGCAGCAATCGTCATATTAGCTATTTGACCTTCTAAAAAGTTAGTTACCATAGAACTAAGTTTATAACCTAATCCTAAAAATCTAACATGACCTAATAATGAATCAATACCTTTTGACAATGCTCTTCTTTTTCCTAATCCTTCTCTTTTAGTAATTAATTCTGCTTTTTCATCTTGTAATTTATTAATTTTTACTTGAGATTCTAATGTGCCTTCTTGTAATAACTCAACAATTTGTTTATCTATATCATTAATTAAAGAGTTAATATCTCTTCTCATAGTTTCTTCTTGACCTGAAAGAAGTCTACCTTTAAAAAATGCATTTACTTTATCTTTAACAGTTTTCTTTTCTTCAAGTGTACTTTGACTTTCAACTCCATATTTTTCTTCAAATTGATTACCTAAAACTACTCTATTAAACCAAGACTCAAATTGAGTATTAGCTCTTGTTCTTAAAGTTTGCCCTGCTTTTAATGAAGTTTTAATTTGATTATAGTGTTGTTTAAGTATTGATATTAATGGTAATGATTTTTGTCTTGCTTCATATTCAGCACCCATCATTGAATAATATTTTACAATCTTAGGTAAGTCTAATGAGTTTTCCTCAACTATATCTGATATGGTTAGTTTATATAATACATCACCTACTTTTATCTTTTCACCAAACTTTGCTTTTAATGCATTAGTAGTTGCAGGTATTCCTAATTTTTCAGCTAATAACTTTACTACAGGATAAGGTAAGGCATCAGTTAATATCTCAGTATATTTATTTACTCTTAAAGGTAATCCTGCTTTTCTTAATTCATTATTTAATTTTCTTCTTACAATATCAAATCTTTCTGATATAGCTTCTTTATTATTATTTAAAAATGATGAATTTACTTTAGGTTCTGCCCTATTAGTAATAACATCTAAGGTATCTTGATGAATACTCTCATTAGGATTTACTCCAAATCCTAATTTAATATTTTCATATATTTGATTAAGTGCTTTAGATATTCTTTTAAGAATTGGAATATTAGGGTCAGTTAATATTTCAGCTACTGTTTTTCTAATCATAGACAAAGAACCTGAAAATAAATTCTTTCTAATTTCTTCAGGAAATATTTCACTTACTTGTTCCATTCTTTCACTAATCAAATCATAGTAAGCTTTTAAATCTTTATCAGATTCTATAGTTTCATAATTTTTATCATAAAATCCTGTTTCATTTTGAGTTGGACTAATAGTAAGTTTACCATTTGCATTTATTAATGCTTCAACAGTATATTTTCTTGGAACAGTTATGTTGTAGTTCATTGAACTATTTTCAAACTTACCTCCTATTTTAAGTTTTTCATTATCATAAAAATAAGCAGCTGCATTAAATGGATTATGAGTTCCTAATGTAAGCTTAAGTTCATTTAACTCTTCTTTAGTTAGGTCACCTATACTTTCTGCATTTTTTTGTTCAAGAAACATTTCTTGAATTGAATCTCTCCAGGCTATATATTTTTTAATTTCATTAACCTGTTTATTTAATTGCTCTTTATATCCTATTTGACCTAATTGTGCTATTAACTCTTTTTTATGTTTACCTCCATCATCTTGATATTGTAATTCAAATTCAGGAAATATAGCTGCAATTTCAGGTAATTTCCTAACATCAAGCATCATTGTATTTTCTCTAAACCATTTTTGTTTAGCTTCATAAGCACTATTTATAGCTTTCTTTCTTACTTCATCTCCTTCTTCATTTAATTCTGTTGGAGATAATGCTTGAGCTTTTAACAATGATTCTTTAAATCTAAATAGTACATCACTAAGTTTATCAAAGTAATCTTGTGAAAATCTATTTACTATTTTATTTCCTGTTTTTCCAGGCAATAGTTGTTGAAAAAATATTTTATATGATACTCCTTTAAGTCCTGAAAGTAATCCTGTGTTTAATCTTTTCAATGCTGCTCTTACTTTAGGTAAAAGTTCATTATGTTTTTCTTCAAATGTTTTATGTTTACTTAAAGCTTCAGTATCATTATCTTGTATTATTTCTAATGCTACTTGTGGTATTAAACCATTTTTAGAAAATATACCTCTATTAGCTTCCATCATCCACATATCAACATAATGAGCATCATCAAGATTTTCCATTAATTCATCATAGGTTTTTTCTCCTATTATTTCTCTTACTTTAGGATTAGAATTAATTATTCTCTCTAATAATACTTTTTGTCTATCATTATATGGCTTCTCTCTTTTCTTAAATTCTGCTGCTATATTATTAAATACAGCAGCTACTTCATCAGATAGAATAGGATTACCATCAGGTCCTAATATTTCTTCAATATTAAAAAATGGATGAACACTAAATGCATTATTATCTACATCAACTTTATTCCTAACTAATTCTAATGCTTTATAAAAGTTAAGTATTTTTCTAGCTTCTTGTAAGTTTTCATAATCATCTGTTAATCCTTCATTAGGACTTAATAGTTTTTCAAGTCTTTGTAAATCTCTTTCAGCTTGAAACTTTAATTTCTGCAAAGATGTTTCACCTGCATTTTTTTCATTATATATTTCCTGGTCTAATACATTAGCTCTTTCTTGTAACTCTTCTAATAACTTAGTGTTCTCTTTTACTTTATTTTTATCAGTTAATGTATTTATAAAACTTTTAAGATTAGCAATTCTATTGTTAAGTGTATTAAGTAGATTCTTTTTAAACTTTACAAGTTTATCATAATCTAATACCATATCTGCATCAGTTTCTTGAGCAGCATCAAAGTTTATGTTATCATCATTAGTAGCTATAGTATCATCAAAAGCTACAAAATCATCTTCTGAAAACTCATAAGATATTTCTTCAGGAGAATTAGATACTCCATAATCTTGTTTAATATTACTTTCTAATACTTTTATTTTATTCTGAATGCCTTTATCTTGGAGCAACTGAGTTAGTTGCTCCTTAGTATAAAGTTTACCCATAAATTCATAAGTACATCCCATGTTATATAAATTTAATCACATTTAGATTTAATAATACCTTTTTTGATAAGTTCTTCAATTTGATTTTCAATTGCTGAAGATACTGTATTTTTTTTAGTTTCTTGAACTTTTTCTTTTACTTCTTGAGTAGATTGCTTTTCTACAAACTCTTTAAATCCTTTTATATCATCTTTACTTCCTAATATATGTATTTGTTCTGGTTCAAATACTACATGAGATTCATATTCAACAAAATCTCCATAACCGCTAATATCATCTTTTTCTTGGACTAATTGATATTGTTCTTTAGTATTAATAACTGCACTAATTAAATTACCTTTTACAAATTCTTCTTTTCCTGTTTCTTGCGATATCTGCTTAAAAGTACCATAAAGATATTCAGCTACATTCTTTCTAGTAAAATAAAATCCTTTAGGTCTATCTTTAAAAGTGTTTATTCCAAGATTTGACTTATCAAAAAATTCAAACTTATTTAATGTGCCATGATAAACAATATCTTTTACTTGACTATCAGGAAATATAGTATTTAAGTATTGAGAGTATTGTTGAGGAGTTCCAATAGAAGATAATTCAGAATTAGAATTAAATAGTTCTTCTACTCCTAATTTTATTTCTTCAGGTTGTAATGATTCACCAGTAGGAACCATATTTTCCTTTTGCTTCTCAGTTAAAAACTCACCTTCTTTTAATTCAGAGAACATTACCAATTTATTTCTTGGTCTTGTCATTGCTACATATAATGCTTGATTAGCTTCTTTATTACTCATCCCTGAGTTAATAATATTATCCTCCATTACATAAGTATTGTTAAAAGTAGAACCTTGAGCTTTATGAGAAGTTATAGCATAACCATAATTAACATCAGGTATTATTTTTTTATTTTGATAAAATAATGATTTATTAGCTGTTTTTAAACCTTCTTGAATTTCATCTATTTTTTGTTTTGAATCAGCAGAAGGCAAATTTAAAGTTATTATTTTATTAAAGTTATCAGTTTCAGAAATTACTTTTACTTTTAAAGAATAACCAGGAAACTTTTTTTGATTAGTAACTATACCTTTTCCTGGAATTAATTCAACAGCAGTAATACTAACTGCATCATTTATTGGTTTAATCCCTTGAACTTCATAATATTCACCATTAAGAATATTTGCATCATAAATAATATTATCAGCTACTAATATTTCTCCTACATTGTATTCATTTTTAGCATCTGCACCCCATAGTATTTTTCTTACTACTCCATTCATTTCTTTTTTATTACCAGGATTACCAGTTTTACCTTCATCATTAGTGTAAGTTATAATCTTAGTGTTTTGAACATCAGCTTTAAAATCTCTTTCAAGATTACTCATTAGTTCAGCATTGTTATCTGTAAAGATTACACCTTTATTAGTTACAGGATTAAAGTTACTATCTCTTCTTTTAATAACTTTTCTTTCTATTTCTTTTTCAGACCTTTCAATATTTTCTGCTACAATATCAGATAAAGGTACAATAGGAGAATCTTCACCTTGACGCATTCTTTTAGTTAACTTAGCATTATTTTCTGGTTTAGTAGCTGCATTAAAAGTAGGAGATTCTTTAGTATTTTTTTCAATAGGTGGTAACTGTACATTATCACCCATGAATATAATTTTAGCATTAGGATTAGCTAATTGATAAATTCTATTCATAGTAGCTGTATCAATCATAGAACATTCATCTATAATGATAATATCAGCTCTTGACAATGTTGTATCTTTAAAATCATTTAAATCATCAAATACTCCTATGCCTGTCAATGAAGCAATAGTCCTTACTGTTTTACCTCTTAATGATTTTTGCAAATTATTTTTAGCAGTATGAGATATAGCACCACCTACTACTTTACTACCAGGAAATTCATCTACAATCTTTTTAACAATAGTAGTTTTACCAGTACCACCTCTACCTACTAATACAAAAGTAGATTGAGTTTTTTCTGATTTATCTATTGGTGCTTTTAAGAAATCTGTTAATTTATCTAATGCTTCTGTTTGTTTTACATTAGCACCTACACCAGGAAATAATTCATACTTAGTATTCTTTATTTGTTCATTAGCTTTTTTAATTAATTCTTGGTCCTTTTTAGTATCAGAAGTAATAATAGGTTTAATATTAGAGTCAACTCCTGTATCATTAGTATCAGTTACAGATTTAAGTTTTTCAAGTAAGTTAGTAGGATTAACTTCTTTCATACTTGATAACAAATCTTCTACTACATCTTTATGTAACTTAAAAAATTCATATTCTCTTTGTTCTATACCATATTCAGTATTAAGATATTTTTGAATATTAGGGTAACCTGAAAACTCACTTGCATTTACAACAGGAAACTCTAAGTTATCATTTAAACTTTCATCATCAGTTTCTCTTTTTATATCTTCAAGGATATTCAACAAATCATTCTTAATAGAATTAGATACAGTAGGTGTAGGTTTGACTTCTTGTTTTCTATATTCAGCAATTAATTCTTCATCATATTTTTTATTAATTTCTTCTTGTTTGTTTTGTTTATAAGCAGTATTCTCATTAAATAGTTGCTCTATTAATTGAGATACTTTAAAATTATCAGGAACTCTTCCTATTTCAACTATTGAATTTCCTATTTCAGATTCTTTATATTTATAAGTTTTTCCTGTATCAACATTTGTTGTACTAATAATATTAAAATCTTTATCTACAAGTACATTATATCTACTTGTAATTATTCGATAATTACTTCCTTCTTTTGTTATAGGTTTTTGTAAAAAACTTGTAGAAGGTTCTCTTTCATTAAATGTAAAAATAATGGATGGCGAATTAGCTAAGCCTGCAAATCCCATTTTTCCAAGATTTTCATTTATAATATTAATCTTATCATCAATAGATGTTACTAAATAAGGTTTTAATTCTTCTTGTCTTTCTTTTTCTATTTTTTTACCTTCAGGAGTTTGTTTTAATTTTTCTAAATCAGATTTACTAACTTCTTGAGTAACAATAGGTTGAGTAGTTGTAGTAGATTTAGAAGATTGATTTATTGGTATTACAAAATTTTTATCTTGTACTAATTTATTTCCTGTTATATATTGATATGCTCTATTAAAATATTCAAACAAATTACCTCCTATTTCATCTTTAATATTATAAATATCTTCTGGTTTAACATTTCCTTGCTGTGCATTTATTTGTTCCCAAGCTTCTGCACCACTAACATTAGTGTTTATATAAGATTTATTACCGCTATATATTTTTCTAATTTCATTTAATCTTTCTGTAAAAACACCTGTAGGTTTAGGCATCTGTATTTCTTGAGTACTAGGTTGAGTAGTTGTAGTAGGTTGTTGACCTTTAAGTTCTTCTCTTACTTCCATAAGTAGTTTAGGAAACTCTGTAGTCCATTTGTCATCTTTATAAGGACTTTTATGAGTAAGAGTAGCATTACCTGTAGCAAGAAGTTTTTGAAGAGCATCAGGATTTTGTTCAAAAGACCTTTGAATTAATTGTTTCATCATAGGAGATGAAATATTGTCCCAAGAACTTTTATTTAATCCTTTAAACTGTTTACCTAGTTGTCTTAATTTTGCTCCATCAACAGTTTTAAGAATTTCATTAGCAGTTTTTACATTTTCTTCAGTATAAGGTAAATCTTCAAATTTAATATATTGAAAAGCTTGTTCTACCGATTGAAATTTTATTTTACCTAAGCCATATTCTCCTATTCTTGCATAATCTATAGTAAAAGGTCTAATAGCAAAATTACTTAACTCAGCATTTTCTCTTGTACCTGCATAAATATTAATTTTAGTTTCTGGTCCAGGTAAACTAGATGTTGTAGTAGGTTTAACTTCAGGAGTTTGTTGTATAAAGATTTGTAATTCTTTAATTAATTTTTCTTCATTATTAATTAAAAAATCCATTGCTTTTAATTTCATATCTGCTTTATTAAATGGTGAAGCAGATTTTATATCTTCTTTTAATTTTGCTAATTTTAAACTTAAAGGTGAACCTACAGTTTTTAATTGCTCAATACTTAAATCATCAGCATTTAAATAATTTCCTTTTATAGCATCTATTTCATCTTTTGAAAATAAATTAGATTCAGTTTGAGTACTTGCAATAAGTTGAGTTTGAGTAGGTTGTTGTTTAAGTCTACCTTTTTCATCAACAAGGATTAATATATTTTCAATAGCTTCTGAAGCAACAGTACCTGTTTCAAATTGTATTCCTAAATTTTTAAATAAAGTATTTAAGAAGTTTTTAAATAAGTCTAATACTGATTTACCATTACCAGTTTTAATCTTAGCCATCTCTTGTTGAAACTCAGGTTGAGTCATCATCATTTCAACAAACTCATATACATCATAGGCACCATAATAAATTCTATTTTCTTCTGGTGTAAGTGCTTGCTCTTGCCCCTCTATTGCTAATTTCTTTTTAATAGACTCTATTGCATTTTCAAACTCAGGTATTTTAGATACTTGGTTGAATAAATTAATGAGTACTGAAATATGCTTAGGTGCATCACTTGATTTTAAATAGTATTTATTATCTCCTGAGCTTCTATATACATGTTTACCAAGTTCATTATCAGTAATAGAATGCATTAACTCTTTAAGAATAGTTCTTGCTAATTCAGTATCAGTAGCATTTTTAGCTTGACTAGCACTAATAGTTATAGCATTTTCAGCTCTTTTATATTTACCTCTTGTTTTAATATTATCTACTGTAATACTAGTAGTTGGGTTAATGGCAGGTAATAATTGTTTAGCTAAAGTTATTAAGTATTCATCTATACTTGTAGAGTTTGCTAAGTTAGTAACTATATCAGTTAATGAAGCATCAGTACCTAATCCAAATCTTGTTTCATTAGTTACTTTAGATTCATCTGATGAAGGACTTAATGGTTGCTCTTTAACAGGATTTTGAGGAGTAACTATTTCAGATGATAATGGAGTAATTTGTTGTACATTACTATCATATTCTGATATACCTGATTGAACTACAGGAACTTGTACATAATTTCCATTACCTGCACTTTTCCATAATAAGTATTCACCATCTTTTCTTAATGCTACAAACTCAGGCATTGAAAAATTACTGACTTTATTAGCAAGTGCAATTTTAAATTCTTCAATTTGTTTTGCATCCATTTTATAATAGTCATAAAACTCTGCTGCAGTCATTCCTTGATACTCAATAGCATTTAACATTTTTTCAATGTTAAACTCAGTTACCTCACTTATGTTTTTGATATCTCCAATTTTAGGAATGTAGTTATCTAACTTAGGTAAGATACCAGGATTATGTTGAACAAACTGAGTTATGAATTTTGAGTTAGTATTTAGTAAATCAGGATTAATATCAAATATTGAGTATGCACCCATTGAATCAAAATCAATATTTGATAACCCAAAAGTGAATCCCATCTTATTAAGATAAGACAATGGAATAAATTTAACAAATTGAGTTGCTTCTTGTACTCCTCCTTCAAGATAAGAATAGGTAATTAAATCTTGTGCTAATTTTCTACTTGTATATGGTTCATTATTAAATGATGGTAAGTTAAGATTTAACTCCATTAGTTCAAGTAGTGCATTATTTAATCCATTCTCATCATAGAATCCTGCTGATGTATTATTGAATTTTATCAATGATGGTTCACCTTGAGTATTTGCTACTAACTCAAGTCTTTCTATTAACTTATTAGATGCTAATGAACTATTAGCTTTCTTAAGTTCTTTAATGTAAGTTGCTAAAGATACTTTACCAGTACTTGGTCTATCAAAGAATAATCTTTCTCTTTCTGCTTGTGCATTTATATTATCAAATAATGTATTAGAAGCAGAATAAGAGTTTAAGAATCTTTTGATTTCTTTAATAACCATTGATTTCTTTTCTACTTTCTTAGCATCACTTGCTTCACTTTTAGATATCAAAGGCATTAGATTTTCAAAAATAGAATTGAATAACTTAGAGTTATATGGAAAATGCCTATCCCATAATGAAGTAGCAGTTACTAATGCTCTAGCAGTAAATACACCACTAACAGTAGTAGGTAAGAATAAGTTATCACCAAATTTTACATAACCATCATTTATATAAGATTGATATTCTGCATCACTTAATGCTTTAATTCTCTTACCTTTTTCATATTTTACTATTGGAATAAAGTTACCTAACAACTCACCTGCATTAGTTATTACTGGATTACTCAATAGGTTATTTATACTCTCAATCTTTTGAGAATTATCTAATATAGATTTACCTAATCCTTTTGAATCTGTATTAATTGCACCTTGTAATGTTCTTACAGCAAGTCCAAGTTTCTTTAATTCTAAGAATCTATTTAAAACAGCTAATTGAAAATCATTATCTACTTCACCTCTTAACTGATTCTCCATCTTATCCATAGTGAAGTTCTTAGTATTCTGAACATCAACATCATATCCTAACTCATAATTCTTATTACCATACTTTTCTAATAGCTTATTAATTACTGCAGATTCTTTATTAGGATTAAACTTTGCAACATTAGAATTGACATTATCCATTTCTTTTACATACTCTCTAATAATAGGTTGAGATAAGAATGTAAACTGAATTGAGTTACCATTTTTAGCTTTGTCAAATCCTAACATTGCTAATATCTTAGATACATCAAGAGTATAAGAGTTTAGATTTACTCTACCCATTACTTGCTCTTTCTCATTATCTGTAGCAATGTTTTGTAATTCAGATAATACTTGTGCAATAGTTCTTTGACCATCTATTGTTTGTTGATTACCTAAAGTTCCATCAGTTCTTCCTTCTCCTTCAAAAGACATATTAAAAGGATTGGCAATAGTTTTACCTTTTTCATCAATATCAGTATAGTTTAATGATACTTGGTTTCCTTTAGCTTTAGCTTGTTCAAATAATGAATGTGTGGTTACATCTAAAGAGTAAGCACCAATACCTATTTTACCACTTGCTCCTAAGAACATTTTATTTTTCTGATACTCAGAACCTAATGGAGTAAAGTAAGTTTCATCTTTAGAAGAAGAAATCATACTATCTATATTCTCTGCTTGTTCTTTAGCATAGTCAATAGATAGAATATTATTAATTTTCTTCTGTACTTCTTTATCTGGATTACTTAATACTGCAGTATGAATTTTAATAATTTCATTTTGTAATAGCTTTTCTTTATCACCTTCTTTCAATACAGTAATCTTACCATTCTCATCAGTTTCATGCCATAGACTATAAGTGTTTTCTTTATCTACGTCAAAGTCAAGACCTTTTTGTTTAGTGAGGTTTTTTGGTACAATCATTAAATCCCCTTGCTCATTAGGTAAGAAACCAACTATCTCTACTTGAGCTGCTGACATGTGACCTGAAGTTGGAATCCTGAATGCAGTAATGTTTCTCAACTCAGGGTCAATCATGTCTTCTTTAAGTTTAAAACCTTGTTTGGTTTCAGTTACATAGACATATTTATTATTTTTTCTTTCTAACAAATCAATAAGAGTACCATCTTTCTTTCTAAATTTAGATGGAGCAATTACTTGAGCATATTGTAAGTTACCATCAGCATCATATTTAGCTGCTTGTAATTCTTTTCCATTCCAGTTTTTAGTCCATACTATTTTGTTCTTATCTACACCTTTAAAATCTTTTTGAATTTTAAATCCTTCTTCAGAACCTGCTACAAATGAACTACCAGGAAACTTAAGTTTAACTATTCTATTGTTTACAACAGCATTTAAAAGAGATTCAAATCTATTAGCATTAGCTGCTAACCACAATGGTAATTTAAAAGTTAAATCTTCTTCTCCATTTACTTCTTTAATGATAACTTCAAGAGCTTCAACATCTTGTTTAGAGTAACCTCTATTTATAGCTTCAGTCTTTAAAATGTTTTGAAGTTTAGCAGCAGTTGCTCTAACATCAATAGGCTTGTTAGTTTTAATATCTATACCTAATTCATCATAAAGCTGTTGAGTTTTATAATTAACTAACTCTATAAATGCTTTAGTGTATTCTTTTTCAAGTTCTACTCCATCTATAGGTTTACCATTATACATAAATCCAGTAGCATCCATGACACCATTACCAAATAATATCTTAGTAAGCTGAGTACCTAAACTAACTGTATCTTCTTTTTTCTTAAATGACTTATAAGGTACATCTAACTGAATCTTAAAGTCTTTTCTATTAAGAGTAAGTGATGAAGCTTTTAAGTCTTCTACTTTAAGGTCTTTAATAGAACCATCATCTTCATACATATTTAATGCTTTAGCTTTAGCACCTACTTTATTAGCAGATTGGTAAGAAGCTCTTACATATTTATATGGTGATGGGTTAGGACCTGCTCCTTCTTTCTGTAAAGCCTCTAATGCTTCTTTTAGTTTATTAAGTTCAGTACCTTCAGTTACTTGAGGAATTAATGGGAATGAAGATGACTTAATATATACAGTCCTCATTACATCTTGTGCTTCATCAAATATTTGACCTGTATAAACTGGTTTAATAGGTTGAAGAACTTTCTTCAGAATACCTTTTTGTTTATCTGACATTTGAGAATAAGGAGTATTATTAGCAAACATTTCTTTTGCTTCTCTTATCTCTTCAGGAGTAATACTCACAGTAGCATCATTTAATCTACCTAACTTTTCTAAGATATGTAGATGTTCTTGCCATGTAGTATATTCCTGAGCATCAGTTCCTTCTATATTAAAGTAACCATTTGAGTTAGGATACTTATCATAAAACTCTTCAAATTGTTTTTTCTGCTCATCTTTAAGTTCTTTAGCTTTTACTGGGTCATCAGATTTAGTATTAAGACTTTTTATTCTATTGTATTCTTTCCAATCAAACTTTTTATTATCTAATACTTCAGTTAAAAAACTAATGTTTTCAGACATAGCAACTCTGTCTTCTAGCATTACCTGAGTGTATTGTTCAGTTTCAGAATCAGCTAACTTAGAACCAGGAGCAATCATTAAAGCTAATCTCTTACCAACATTAGTAAAGGTTTCTTTACTTTGCTGAATAAAAGATTTAGAAGAATCAGCTTTATAATAAATAGCAGGGTCACCAATCATTGTCATAAATGCATTAGCATTAGATAACATTTGATTGATTTCAAAATCCATTGCAGCTAGTTCAATTTTTTCTAATTGACTATCAGCTACAACTCCCTCCATGTATTTTTTATCAAGTAAGTTATTGGTTACTTTAGTTTTTCCATCTTTTTCTTCTACTGTATAATATCCATTAGCTGCCCATACTTTCATTTTCTCCTCTACTAATGCAGAAACATAATTTTGTACTTCAGCAAGGATAACATCTTTCTTACTTAAGACTTTTTGTAATTTTGCATTCTTAGTATTTATTGCTTCATTCAAAGTAATCTTCTTACCATCTTTTTCAAAGATAACTAAATCATTAAGATGTGGCATTAACAAAAGCATCTTAGCACCCTTGTCATAATTCTTAATGTCAGTACCATTAGGATTCTTTGCATTAAAGTTTATAACTCTTTCTATTTCAGGTAATACAGTTTGTTCAAAAATAAATTCAGCTATGCTTTTATTAGGTACAAGTTTACCATTTTCAGTTTTATCAAAGTATTTTTTATCAGTAAGATTTAATCCTAATGTTTTAACTAATGTCATTGTAGATTTATCTGACATTGTTGGAAACAAAGCAGTTATATTTCTTAAACTTATCTGTTGTCCAAATACAGTAAATGGCTTTGATAATGCACCTTGGTCAGCTTGATGCATACCTACTTTAACTAATTCATGGTCAACATCACCAAGTGAAGTAATACCATTATCTCTGTATAACTTCTTAGCAAATTCTTTTAGTGCAGTTAAACCTAAGTGAGTAACATTAAATCTTTCTTTAAAGTTATATACTGGTAAATCAATACCATCTTCAAATAATTGTAACCAAAATGAATTTTTAGAAAAAGATAATTTTCTAAGGTTATCTCTAAACTCAGGTTTATTTTTAATCTCATTAGCTCTATCAGTAATAAATTTAAATGCAGTAAATCCATAAATAGATTTTTTACCATCTCTAAATGAAGAAGTTACAATACCTGATGAGTATTTAGATTGATGGTATGCAAGGTCACTAACAGCAGAATTATCTAATGGATTATTTTTACTACCTTCTGTAATTGTTACTTCTTTATCTTGTGAAAAAGCTTTTCTAGTAGTATCTAACCATTTTACAAGACTACCTACTGCAAAGTTATTACTTTGCTCAAAAAATTGAGATGCTGATACTTTTGGATTTTTAAATAATCCATCAATAGCATTATCAGTTAATTCAATACCAAAGGCATCAAACCAATCTTTAATCTTTTCAATAGCTTCTTTGGATTCAGCAGGAGTAAGACTAGCATAATCAACCAATGCTTTAGAAACTATATTTCTTTCATAGGGAGTTACATAAACAACATCATCACTACCTATTGAAACTAAATATTCTTTACCATCAATATTTGTAATTTTAGAATTAGTTTTTTGTTGTGCTAATTCAACACTTATATTTAAAGTTTTATTATTTTCATCAGCATTAAAAGATGTTTCACCTAGTTTTAATCTTTCTTTGATAAATCTTTGATGTACAGAACTTAAAACACTTGGAGTTTTCATCCATGAGTTATATTCATTAAGTAACTCATCAACAGTATCTCTACTTACATTACCATATTCATCTATAAGAACATTAGATGAAGTAAGATTATTTGACCACTCATCTTTTATTTTACGATTAATACTTGATAAGTTAGTATTGACAATTTTAAAAGTTGCATTACCTTCTTTGTCAAAAGAATACATTAAGAACTCCATAGTTAAAGCATGTTTACCCATTGTAGTAGTAAACTGATTTTTAACTTCAGAACTTGATTCTTTTAATTTATTAATAAGTATAGGAAGCCAAGGTTGTTTATTTTTATTGACTTCAAGTATATCCATCATCATGTTGAAATCAACAGGAGCATCAGCTAACAAAGATTGAACTACATCATATACAGTATCAAAGTCTACATAAGTAGTTACACCCATTGCACCTGATTTGGGTAATCCAGTAGTGGGACTAATATCAGGAATACCTCTCATAAATCTTCTAAGAGTAGAAGTAATACTTGCTTTAGGATTTACCTCTAATGAAGTCTTAGAATAGTTTTCAGTTCCTAAATGTCTATCTTCTTCTTCACTCAATTCATCATCTACATCTTCTTCATTCTCTTGGTTATCAAGGTCATTGTCATTAGGGTCATCACCAACTTCTATTTCATCATTTTCAATGACTTTACCATTTAAATCTTTTAAAGCTATAGCTACACTTTGTTTATAAATAACATCTATATTATCTAATACAAGGTTTATTTTATTAAGTGCAGTTTCATATTTAACAACAAGCTCCATTACCTTTGGTCTATCCTGATACTGAGGTATGCTTTTTAATTGAGCAAGAGTTTCTTGTAATGATTCTTTGTTAGCATTCAATGTGTTAGTAATATCCTCTACTACTTTATCTCTAACCTCTTGTTGATTTATTTCTTTAGTAGAAAGTATATCACCAAGTTTAACAGAAGCATAGTTAGCCAATTGAGATTGATGTCTACTACTGACACCATTAATTCTCAATAAATTAATAGCCATATCTTCAACATCTTCTTCACCTATTTCTCTAGGTTGATTAGATTCTAAAGACTCTGCTGATTCAGTATTATCCTCATTGAAATATTCATTAACCCATTTTACTTTATTACTTGCTTGGTTTAAAAACTCATTGTATTCACTTATATTATCTAAGTTAGGTCCTGCTTCTAAATGATTTTCTACAATCTCTTTAGATTCATTACTCATTTGTTTAACTACTTCTTTTAAGTCTTCAGCTTTCTCTTCTACTGTATCTCCAAATAATTCAAAGCCATCTTGTTCTACCCCTTCTACTGCTTCTTCAAATGCTTCATCAGAAGTTGACTCTACTACATTAGTTATAGCTTGTTTATCTTTTTCAGTTACTTTGCTATCACTAACCATAGTCTGTCCTTCTTTTCTACTTACACTTTTACCAGGTGCTGTTCCTACAGGTTTGTAATAAATATTAGATTGTAGTCTTGTAGCATATACAGGTTTATCATTAGTGCCTACATTTACAGACATTAGATTAGTTAGTACATTATTCTGTACAAACTCTGGATAATTATTTGCAACAGTAGTTAAAGTAAAATCATTATTTACTTGTATTACTGGTTGTTTATAATTACCAACTTGAGCATAACCATTTAATAATGAGTTTTGCAATGCTTCTTGTAGTAGTGCATCTCTTTGTAAGAACTCTTGATTATTTACAATTTCATTATTCTCTACAGGAATAGTATTCTTATTGATAATTTTTACTTCTATTCCATTACTGCCATTCTTAGCAACAACTAAAATATCAGGAGCTAAAGATAATATAGTTGTTTGCCCAGGTTCTAATTTATTAATATTTTTAAAGTATGAAGTTGCTAATGTATTTTCAACTTCAGATATATTTCCTTCATTTACTTTATTGATAAGACCTTGTCTATATTCCTGACTTACATTTTTAACTGGAGAAATAAAAACAAATCTTTTTAATAAATCTGTAAATGATTCATTGTTAGTTATATCAGAACCTATTGTAGAATTAATTGCATTTAGTAATTTACCAAACTTATTATTTTGTGAAGTTGATAAATTATTATTAGCAACAATAAGTTTAGAGTATATAATATTCTTAACAGTATTAACTTGACTTGCAGATAACTTAGGACTAGTAGAGTAAAATGCTTTATAAGTAGGTTTACCATCAGCATCAGTTCCCCATCTTCTAATGTCTACTTTCATCATAGACTTAGTTTTATTTTGTTCTGCTCCTGTGATAACACTAAGATTTTCAACTTTTACTTCTTTTCTTTTTCCATTTTCATAAATAAATGTTTGAAAGTTACCATCTTTATCCTTAACAATTAATCCCATCATTGCTTGAGGATTAGCTTTTTTTAATGGTACAAGTTCAGTAAGTTTTAATCCATCAGTTTTACCACCAGTAATATTAGTAATTTCAAATACTGAATTCTCACCTCTTTTAAAAGCTTCCTTTATTAACTTTCTAATTTCATTGACATTTCTTTTTGCTTCTTTAATGTCACCATTAAATTTTGCAGGAGTATACCATCCTATGTCATGTACTTGTGCAATGAAATCTCCTTGTTCATCAGAAACAAGAATAGGAACTCTATCCCAAAATTCTTGAGTTTCCATAAATTCTTCTACAGGTAATCCTGACTCTTTTACTTTTTGGTCTAACCATTCACCAAACTTTATAGTTTTAACTTTCCCATTTTCTAATACATCAGTACCATATAATGGACTGTTTTTATCCTCTACTCTTGCTGGTATAACCCATGACTTTACTCTATTAAGTTCATTTAAAGGATTAACTGATACAGTTAATTTAGCACCAACTTTAACATTTTCAAAGTTTGCTGTCTTAATAGCTTTTACAAGACCATCTTGTTTCTTTTTCAATCCTTCATTTATAGTATCAGTAGTTACTATTATTTTACCATCTTTACCTCTTACTTTTTGAGAGATTGAAAAATCAAATACTGAATAACCTAACTTAGGACTTGTATCACTTACAATATCAGTTTCAGTAGAGTATACAACTTGTTTATCAGGAGTTACATCTATTGGTTCTGCACTATCTTTGATTTCTTCTTTCTTAATTAACTCATCTTGTTTTACTTCTACTTCTTCAGGAGCAGCTACACTTTGAGATAACTCTTCACTCATTGCTGATATACCTAAAGCTATGTCTTCCCTTTTTCCAAATAGCTTTCTAAGTATAGCATTGTAATCACTAATAGTACCATAACCATTTAGTTCCCAACCTGTACCTAATAATTTTAAATGTTTTTCTGCTTTTTCTTTACCTACTGTTCTAATATAACTTTTTACAAGTTCTTCAAATGTTGGAAATTTATTATTGTCAATTTCCATTGTATTAACATAACTCTCTATAAGGTCTTTAATCTTCTCTTCTTGCTCCTTAGTTAGTGTTGGTATTTCATCAGGTTGATAAGATACATCACCTTCTTCCATTGGTTGATTAGAAGTAAGATTAGGTTTAGTTATTGTAACTACTTCAAATAATGGATTACTAACTTTATTTATTTCCCAACCATCAAGTTGATTATTTTTAATTCTTTCTTTAATAACTTTAACAGCATCTTCAATGTCTGCTTTTTCTTCAGGAGATAATGCTTTTAAATTTATCTGTAAGTTATAAGTTCCTTCAGCATTACGAGTAAATTGTTTTGCTAATAAATTATCAGCAACTTGTTCTGCTTTAGTTTTTTGTACTGTAAGAGTTACTTCTTGAGCTTCTCTGCCTGCAATTACATAGTTATTACCATCTTCTTTGATTATACCTTTAGCTAATAAACTTTCTATTTCAGATTTATTAGCTGCAAACTTTCTATTAAGTAAAGGTTTAGATGCTTTATTATCTTTAAATGAGTTTAATATTTCTTGTTCTTTTTGAGATAAAGTAACTTGTTCTTGTTGTTTAGTGGGATTAATCTCATTTAAACTTATTCCTGAGAAGTCAGCTTGAGGATTAGCTTTGAAAGTATTCTTATCTACAGATACCTCAACAACTTGAGTTAGCTTTTCTAGTAGTGCCTTCTGTATGTCTGCCTCATTGACATTGTCTGACTTATTTACAGTAACACTTACTTGGACACTTGCGCCTCTATTAACAGCATCTGTCAATCTTTTAAACTCATTATCAAAAGCAACTTCGTTAGTGTTTGCATAATAAGTTACTTTATCACCTTGGTCAACTGAGTAGAACCTACCTATTAGTCTTGTCTTATCAGTTGGATTAGTAAGCTCGCTTACTTCTTGTTTACTCCTATTATCTTGAGCCTCATTGCCACCTGCCTCAACATTATAGTTTTGAGATTTCCAAACTCTAAACCCTCCTCTACCTATTCCACCTATCCCTGATATGACAAAGTTTAAGGGCTTGACAGCTTTAGTTTGTTTTTGTTCTACTGTAGGTTTACTTTTTAAAGCAGATAATTCTTTGTTTTGTTCTGTAATAGGTCTAATAACATCATTGTTATTAAAATCAGAATATATATTTTTAAAATTTTCTTTTGCACTTGTTTCAAGTATTTCTACAATATTATTTGGTGTATTCTCATTAAGCTCAGCAACAGCAAAAGAATAGTTATCTCTTCCAACTGTTGTAGAAAATCTTGCAGTATCTAACCTAAGTCCAACAACAACATATTTTTTACCTTTATACTCTACTATTTCAGAAAATGATTTACCAGAGTTTACATTATTCATTACTTCCGTTGAATTTCTTACATCAAAAGAATTTTTAGAAACTCCTTTAAATCCTCCAGCAAGTCCTGATAAAATTATATCAGGTTTTACTTCTGTAGGTTGACTTTCTAATGTAGATAATCTTTTATTAGCTATATCAAGTTGTCCTTGTTCATAATCAATAGCTTCTTGTGTAGAATTGTTAAAGTTTTCAGTTTCAACTGCATAAACTTCATTTATTTGTTCTATTAAATAATCATATCTATCTGCTTCTTTTGTTTCTTTATATTCAGCTAATCGTTCTTGAATGTCAAGAGGTTTAACACCTTCTTTAGCAGCTTCTTTTTTTAGCCGTTCATTAGCTTTATTTCTAGCATTTTCAGATTTTTTTATAAGATTATCAATAGCTTCATTGAAAGTTTTTCCATTAGAAGCTATTTCTTGTGCATTTAATAATCTTTTTTCTTGGTTTGGTATAACTCTATTAATAAATTTTTCTATTTCTTGTGCTACATTAGTTTCTTGACTTACAGGTTTACCTTCTAATACTGTAATTTGTGCATTATATTTAGCATTGATTTTATCTAATAATGTACTTTTAAAAACAATATCTTCTTTTTGTACAGTTAATTTTTCATTTGTATTATAATTAAAAGCTCCGATAGCAAACTCTATTTCTCTATCTTTTTGTATTCTTTCTTTATGTGTTACAGTTCCATCTTCATCCATAAACTCAACTACCCTTTTCCCATCAGCGTAATGTGTAATTAACACTTTTCTATTTTTTCCCTCATCATCCTTCCATGTAATTTGTTCTTTTTTTACTATTATATTTTGTGCATTTTTATCTATTTCTTCTTGTTGTTTTCTTTTTAATTCAGCTATTGCTTCTGCATTAGATTCTTGAGATGTAGAAGTTTTAGTTTCTAATTGTTTTCTTTTTTCATCATACATTTTATCTATGTATGCATGAGCTGCTGATTTTGTTCTATGTCCACTTCCTTCTATTCCCATTTCTTCAACCTCAAGATGTGCTTGTTTTCTTTCTTCCTCTAATGCTGTTATTGCACTTGAACTAGTTCCTAATACATCTTTTACTTCACCTTTAGATATAGGTTCAGATTTTAATTCTGATATTTGTGCATTTAAAGTTTCTATTTGTTTATCATATTTTTCATTAATCTTAGTTTCAGCTAATAATGCATCTAAGTTTTTTTGATTAGTATTTAATCCATCTACTGCTCTAGATAATTTACTATAAAGTACGTTTAATGCATAATCTGTAATAATATCTTTATCTTTTTTAATTCTTTCTTGAAGTTCTTTTATTTCTTTTTTTCTACGTTCAATTGCATCTTCAAAAAATTTAACTTGTTCATCAAATGTTGTAAGATTAAAATCTTTTAATCCTTTAGCTAATACTTCATTTTGCTTAGGTAAGTTTTTAATTTCTTCTTCTTTTTTATTTTCTAATATTTGTTTCTCATTTTCTAATGCTTGTATTTTATTATCAAGTATTTGTTGAGGAGTTTGTAATGCATTTTTTACTTCAGTATTAGATAAAGGTTTACTTTCAGTTTCTTCTTCTTTACTTCCTAATATACCATCAAGTTCAGAACTTACTTCATTACTTACATTTTGTAATTCTTGACTTAACTCTTCATCTTCAGTTATTTCTGTTTGAGATTGACTATCAATTTCATTTTTTAATTCTGATGTTCTTTTATCTACTAAACTTTGATTGTTCATGTAGAAATCTTGTTCTTCTTTAGTAAGTTTTTTAATAGACCTTGCTTCACCTGATGATAATTTACGAGCTATATTTTCTAACATAGCTTTACTACCTTCAGGTTTAACTGCTGAAGTTTCATCAGTAGGTGTAACTTCAGTTTCTTCAGTTTCAGATTTAGCAAACTCATTCTTTTTAATTTCTTCTTTAGCTATATCTTCTGCTACCTTTTTAGTATTGTTTTGATTTTCATAATATTTTCTTATACTTTTAAATTGTTGCTCATCTATTTTACCTTTGTATTTTTCCATTATGGCATCTACTAAAGGCATATATTGATTAGTACCTTTTAATTCTTCAAGTTCTTTTTCACCTGCATCAAATACTCTAGCTAACTTCTGTTCATATCTTAAAGATTTTTGATATGCTTTAGAGGTTATTTTATTATATCTTTCAAAATTATCTTTTTTAAATTGTTTAACATTACCAAGTCTTTGCTCTAATTCATTTAGTTCTCTTACTGCTTGAACATTATTAGTTACATACTCACTAAAATTTCTATATACTTCAGCATCTTTATCAACACCTACATAAGGATTAACTTTTAAGTTTGCTACATTATAATTTAATTGTGATGGTTGAGTAACTACATTTCCTGTTTCATTATCTATAATAGTTTCTTCACCACTAGTCAAAGATGTTCTACCTGATTCTAATTCTAACTTAATAGCAATATCAGCTTCTAATTTTTTTTGAATAATTTCAGTTTCTAATTGTCTTTCAACTTTATTAAGGTTATGTTCATTAATTTTATTACTGTAAACTTCTTGGTCATTAATGTATTTATCTTTTGTTTTTTCATAAATTTCCCCCATTTGTTTAATCTCAGCAACAGCTTCTCTTGCTTTTAATTGTACTTCAGGACCAGCATTTGGGTTAGATGCTATCTTTTCATAATTCTCAATTAAGTTTTTAGTTGTACCTGATTTAAATGCTTCATGAGCTTGGATAGATAACATCTTATCTTTTATCATGTTAGCTTCTTCTTTCATCCCCAATTGCTCTAATATAGCAGCTTCTTTTCCAAGTCTAACTACTTGACCTAAATCCATAGTTAAAGTAGTAGCATTATCAATCATGTCTTTGAGTCCTGCTGAATTACCTATTCTATTTTGTTTTACTAATACTTCTTGCTGCTCATCATATTGTTTTTTTCTTTCATTAAAATCTCCTATGTAAGGTAAGCTACTAAATACTGCACCTCCACCACCACCTATAATTGCACCTATTCCTGAGTATAAAGCATCATAACTAACTATAGTATTTTTTAAATCTTCAAAGTTATAAGTTCCTTTAGTACCATAGGCAATACCTGCTTTTTCTGCAATTTGCTCAATACCAGATTCTTCTAAGACTTCATTTCTTATTTCTTTTAATACGTCAATTGGCTGAATCCATTTTGGTTTAGACAATATATTCTTTGGAGAATACAAACTTCTAGTATACATGTTACCAGTAATCATATTCAATGCAAAAGAAGGAGCCATAGATTTTAAAGCTACATCAGCACCTTTACCTGCATTTTTAGAAGCTTCTTTACCAAGTTCAGGATTAGCTGTTGCAAAGTCAGTTCTTGCTTGTTTAGTTGCTTGTATGCCTAACCACTCTGCATCTTTTTTATTATACCCATCAGCTACAGCTTTATCAAAAGCTTCTGAATAAGCTTTATCTTCTAATTTTTGTAATTCACCATTTGAAAGTTTATTTAACACCTCTCTATATACTTCATTATGAACTCCTTGTGCAATAGATAATCCAGTAGATTCAGTCATTATAAATGAATTCATCATTGCATTAGCTCCTTTAGATAACCCTGCTATTTGTCCTGCAGCAGCTGTAAATTGCCCAGTTCTTGCAGCACCTAAAACACTTCCTATAATAGGAATAGTAAAATTAGCTGCTACATCAAAATAATCATTAGAAGTATTTATTTGAAAAAAGTGTTGAGATTTATCTCTTAAACTTTGGGCATCTCTTGTCCACATATTTCCTGTTTCATCTTCTCCATCTCCCCAAAATGTGTAATTATCTATTGCTTTAAAAACTTCATTTGCAGTTGCAAATGGGTCAAAATAATCAGTATATGCTCCAACATCTGTTTTATATCCAAATAATCCTGTAAGAAAATCAGCAGTTCCACCAAGGGTAGGAAGTCTAATATCTCCAGGGTCAGTTACAAGACCTACAAAATCTCCTACCATTGCTGCAACATTATAAAGTAATTGTCCTGCTAATTTACCACCACCAGTAAGAAGATTATCATAATCTTCTTTGACAACTTCTTTTTCAAGTTCTTTCATTCTTTGTTCATAAACATCATCAAATGCTGATGTAGAACCTGAAGTAATTTCAGAAAAAGTTTCACCTGAATTTGTAAACCTTCCTTCTGGAAAATTTAATTCTTGACCTGGTAAACTACCTTCTTTATATCTTGCTGCAAATTGTTCATCAGTTAAAGGAACAACTGGATTAGTATTTTGATTTACTATTGAATTATCATCAGGATATGGACACATACTTATATATTTATTTAATTATTTATAACCTTTTATATTTCTATAATATGCAAGAGCAGCTTCATCATATTTTGGTACAGTAGGGTCATTATCAAATACCCATTTATCTTTATGAGGATAATATAAACCACCATTAAATGTAAATTTGTAATTTTCTTTTTGTTCTTCTGTCCAATTTTGTTGCTTACTTAAAGCTCCAAATTGAGTATGAGCTTTATTTTTAATATCATTAGGTTCATAATGTTTTTCAAGATAATTTGAACCTGCTCTTAAATTATCATTACTTACTTCATCTTTTGGAATATAAATTTCACTAATTTCAGTTTTTTCTGTTTTTGGATTATAAATAGTCAATGTTACTTGAAGAGAACCTCTACCTATTTTTTTCTCTTGAACTTGACCATTATTATCTTTAACCATAAACTTTGCATCTCCTGGAACTACTCTTGTTGAGCCTAAATTAAGTGTCATAGTTTTTCCACCTTCAATTTCAATTTTTTCTCCATCTTTTAAAGTACTAAACAGTTCTGTATTTATATTATTATTTTCTAATAATTTATTAAAACTAATTGGTTCAGATTTTCCTTTTGTAACTACTACTGAATTTGTTCCACTTAATAAGTGAGGAAATAAATTACCAGCAGTAATACTTGTTAATGCATTAACAAATCCTGTAAATACATTTTGAGGTAATACTTTATCTAACCCACTTCCTCCAGAAGAAAATATAACTGTTGTATTGCTATTTCCACCATCTTTATTATTGTAATCTAACTTAGCATCAAAATCTTTATTCCATGTTGATATTAATTCTTGATGTTTTGTTTTTGCAGTTTCTAATTTTTTCTTTTCTTCTTCATACTTTTTAAAAGCATCTTTTATTGCTCTTGTATCTGCAACTGTTCGAAGGTTATTAGATTTTTTACTTAGTCTTTCATATTCATTGTATAATTTTATTACCTCTGCTTCAATATCTTTTATGCCTTGTTCTGATTTATTAAAATCTTTAGGTTTTGATATATTATATAATGCCATATAATGTTCATTTTTATTTTTATAATCAATAGCTGATTGATTATAACTTTCACTAAGACCATCAATACCAGTAGCAACATCTCCTGCCCCTGTTATTTTATTACTTACAAGGAAGTTTTTCAATGCAGAAAAATCTAATGTCTTTAAATCTTTTGCTTCAGCTTCTAAAGGTTTCATTATGTTTTTAAGTTGTTCAAGTAACCTTTCTTTTTCTTTAGCAGGTTTATTACTATTATTAATTACATTTATTAATTCTAAACCTTTATCAGTAACACTTTTTATAGTATTACTCTTCATATCATCTAATGCTGCTCTTGCTTCTTTATTATTTTTTTGTGCAATTACTATTTCTTTTACTTCTGCATTGTTATTATTAAATGTAACTTTTTCTAAAGCTTTTCTTCTTTCTTCATCATCTCTTAATTGTTTTTCTTTACTAATATCAAGTTGCATTTTTGCTGCTTCAGTCAAGTCTAATGTTTCACTTCTTACTATTTCTTTAATATCTTGTTTATCAGCAGCAGCTTGAGCAGCTAAAAATAATTCACCAGGATTAGCCATTCTTGTTACAGGTACTTCTTCTTCTACTTCTTTTCCATCTTTTATTTTTTTAACTTTCTGCATTACAGTTTTACCTTCAGCATCTTTTACTTCTTCCATTTTAAATGGAGAAAATCTATTCATAGGGTCTACTCTTTCACCATATAATCTAGTAAAAGCTTCTTGTGTTAGTTTTTCATTACCTTGTCCAAGAAGTTTAATTTGTTGGTCATTATAACTTGTAGCTTTTTGGTCATATAACGCTGTGTTATAAATACCCCAAGTTAATTCATTTATTGGTAACAATTTATCTTTTTCTCTTGTAGTAACATAATAATTACCTACTAGTTTTTCTTTTGTTATATCAGTATCAGTACTTGGTTTCCAATCTTTTGCTATTTTTTCAAATTCTTCTTTTTTATCATAAAAGTTTACAAGTTTTTCAGGACTATAACTTCTGTATTTACCAGTAACAGGGTTATAGTTTACTCCACCTTTTTCAATTATATTTCCTTGTTCATCTTTTTTTTCTTCAGCATATTTTCTGTCAAATTCTGCCATTGCTCTATTTACATCTTCTATTCTGATATTACCATCTTTATCAGTAGCTCTTTTTAATTCTTCTGCATAATGCTTTGCCCTTATATCATAATTAGCATATTGTGCAGCAAGTTTACCTCTTGTTACATCCTGATATATTTTAGATTGTAAATCTCTAATTCTTTGTTTATCTTTTAAGGCACTTAAAGAACTTGTAGAAAGCAATTGAGATACTTCATCAATTCCTTTTTGGTAACCTTCAAGAATCTCTTTTTGTTCTTGTTCATCAGGAGATAAAGCTTTCTTTTGCAGTAACTTTTCAGCTTCTGTTTTATATAAATATTCAGTATCTATTTGTTTATCAACTCCTTCAATTGCTTTATATAAAGCTTGTTCAGGAATCTTATACATAAAGTCCACCATTTGTGGACTTGCTGTTTTATAAAATCTTCCCATAATTATTTATCTTCTTTTACTGTAGTTGTTTGAGTTCCTTTAGGTAGTTGTTTTACTTCATCTTCAGAAAGATATACTACATTACCATTAGCATCTTTTTGTGCTAAATTTAAAAGTCCTGTTCTTGGGTCCCTAACTGCATATACACCATACTTAGAATAAGCTTTAGATAATGCCATTATATCTTTATTATATTGTACTACATTTAAATCTCTACCTTGTTTTTGTATCATGTTAGAAGCATTAGCAACATTCTCAGCAAGATTAGTATAGTACTGGTCAATATCTTGTCTATCAGCCAAATCTCTTTGGTATTCACCACCCATTCTTGTTTGGTCAATTTGTTGTTGTAGTTGTGCTCTTTGACCTTTTAATCCTGACATACCTTGTAAGTAGTTAGTTAATATTCCTCTTGCTCCTTCTTGTTCAGCTAACTCTGCACTCAATTGTCCACTTCTAATATCACCTACTCCTCTAGCAGAATTTGCTAATTGTTTTCTTAAAGCATTAGCTCTCATAAGATTTTTTCTATAAGCTTCATCTTTTGATATACCTGCTAATCCTTCAGCTTCTTCTTGAGTTCTTAAAGCATCTTGCCCAAAGGTACTAAAAAAGTTTATATTTTTAGGAGTTTCCATTCTATTTAACATTGTCATAGCTGCAGGCCCATACATACCTACTGAAGTTCCAAACATACCTGTTCTATCTCCTTCAGTTAAATTATAAGTATCTTCTGGATTAATTGCAGTTTTAGCACTTTTTTCTTTTTTAGGTTTACCATTTCCACTAAACATTCCTGTAAAGAAATCACCTGTATCATCTAATGCATTGTTTAACCAATTCATAAACTTATTAGGTTTCTTAGGTTTCTTAGGGTCTTCATTAGGCATTAGTTTATCACTAATTACTTCATTGTAAAGTGGATTAGGAATTAGTCCACCTTTAGTATTAATATATGGGTCTTTTGAACGAGAAATATTTCCAAATGTATTTCCCATTATATCACTCATTACATCATAAGGATTTACACCTGGAGGTTCTATTTGTCCAGTACCACCTTTTCTAAATGCTTTATTAATATCTACTCCACTAACTTCACGAGGAGCAGGAACACAATTACCACTTGCATCTTTTACAAAACCAGGTTCACATGGTTCTCCACCATAAGCATATTTATTAAGTTTACCACCATACATCATCATTCCCATTTGTTGCATCATAGCAGGGTCTTGCATTAAACCAGCCATCATTTGTTCTTGCATCATAGCCTGTTCTTGTTGAGCTTGTTGTTGATTAGCTTGTTCTTGCATAGCCATATCACTTTGCTCTTCTAAAGATGCAGTTTCCTGTTGTCTTTTTAATGCTTCTTTTACAAACTTATCATTAGGATTTTTAGTAAGAAGCTTTTCAAGCTTAGCAATATTTCTTTCTCTTTTATCTTTTCTGTCAGCCATAGTTTTACCATTTACTTTAAGTCTATCAGAATATACTTTAGTACCCTCAGGTAATGCAACAGGTATTCCACCATTCTCATGACTTGGTCCTTGAAACTCTCCCATCTGTCCATTAGGCATTTCATACATTTCTTGTCCCTCTACTTCAACAGGAATATTTTGAGGTACTTGTCCACCTTGTGCATAAGAACCATACATCATTTGTTGCATATACATTGATGGGTCTATCATACCACCATAAGCATATTCATCTTCTAAACCTACCATAGGAATTTGAGGTGTTTTAGATTGATTTTTTTGATAATCAAATAATTTTTGATTCATATCATAATCTTTAGGTATTCTAGCAGTTTCATTTGGTAATAACATTGGAGATATATTATCTTGATATAAATCTTTAGCTGTACCATACAAACCTGCAGCATCAGCAGCCATTTCAATATATTTTGGAATTTTAAATAAATTACCATATTTACCAATTGGTAAAATTCCTGCCATATCAATTGCATTATTAAATGTACCTTCTTTATTCTCTCCTTTTAAATCTCTTTTTGCTAAAGTATAATCATCAACACTTAATGCTGAACCAAGTAAAGGAATATATTCAGCCACATTTTCTAAAGGACCATCAACATAATCTTCTCTGCCCATATTTATAAAATCTAATACTGCCATATTTAATGCACCATCTATACCAGGTTTTCCTCCTTCAAAAGGAATATAATTTCCTTGATTATCAAGTCCATCAAATGTTCCTGCTTGAAATCCTGCTTCAAGCATTTTATATCTTTCTTCTTGTGCTTTTTTCTTTTCTTTCTTTGTCATTTTTTTTGCACCAATAGTTACCTCTGGAGCTTCAGCATTATAATAAATACCTTGTGCTCTATCAGCCATCATTTGGTCATAATATTCTTTATACTCAGGACTATCTGTTGCAAGTCTTTTACCTTTTACTTTAACATATTTTTTCTTTGGACCACCTACTATTCCACCATTATCAAAAGTATAACTTGCTGCATTTTGTAATACAGGTCTTCTTTCTCTTTCAGGATTAACTATAGCATCAGTCATATTAGTAACAGCATTCATTGTCATACCCATCAATGGAGATAATGGACCATTTAACATTTTCATTACTCCTCCTAATGGACCACCTGCAGTTGATAAAGACATGTTATTCATATTTGATAAACTACCTACTCCACCTCCTGCACCACTAGCTCCTGATAATCCACCAGCTGCACCTGTTGGTAATCCACCAAGTATAGCACCAAGAAATGCTTTAGGTAAATTATTATCTAAAGGTAGAGTTTTAGTTTTTTTCTTTTTCATATTATTAGTTATTTTACCACCATTAGCTTTTTTAGGAGGTCCAGCAGCTTCCTTAGAATCTATATTTACACTTTCTTTTATCATTTGAATTTCTTCAGGAGTATTAAATGCTAAAGGTATTGGTTCTGTTTTTTGTTTTTTTCTTGTACCAAGTTTATAATTAAGATTAGCATTAATATTAGAATCTGTTGGAGAATACATTCCTGATACTCCAAAATCATAAGCATCTTTAGAATATCCAACATTACCTGTTAATCTATTACCACCACTATATTCATAACCTAATCCACCTCTAAAATTATTTTTGTTAAAACCTACATTAGCATTTACATTAGGCATTCCTCCAGCATTAGAATAAGATGCATCTATATTTAAATTAGGAGTATTGTATCCTGCTGAAAATCCAAACTCATTTCCTTGTGTACCTCTTTTTAAATTACCACTTACATTAAATTTATCATTACCATATCCTGCATTTATGTCAGTAGTATTTTCTCCTAATCCAATTCTTTTTTCTGCACCAAGATTAAATCCTTTTTTATTTAAGTTCAATGCTCCATACATTCCTGGCATATTTGTCATTGGATTAAAATACATTCCTGCATCAAGTCCATTAGTTGATAATCCATATTCTAATGGTGACCTTGCTGTAAACATATTTCTATATTCAGGAGATAAAGATAAATATTGTTGAAGTCTATCTTTATAATTTGGTGGGTCAATTGGATTAGGATTTATTACTCCACCAACAGCCATTTTCTTTTTAATTTTCTTTTCTTGAGCAAGCATTTCCTTAGTAGGCTTTTTACCTGAACCTTTATTTGCTCTAATATTATCCCAAAGACCTCTTTGAGAATATGAACCATCTTTTCTTTTAATCATACCACCCATAGCTTTTTGTTCAGGTTGAATTAATATTTTACCTCTTTGTTTTAATCCTACATCAGGAATACCATTAGCATCATAATCTTCTGCCCATTGCATATAATTCATTGGAGAACCATATCCTTTATTCATGTTTCTAATATTTCTATTAGCAGCATTAAAATAATTATCTTCCCAAGTACCTGCATTTCTTAATAAAGGAATGTAATATTTAGATTCTTTTGAAAATGTAGGATGATTAGGTTTTTTATATTTATCAAATCCTATATGTTCAGTTTCAGAACCAGGAGTTAAAGCAGTTGTTATTGCATTAAAATCTCCTTTGTAAGTATTATAAATATCTTTGTAAAATCCTTGAGTATCATAATCTATTTTATCATTTAATAATGAAGAAAATAATCCTGCATGTTTATTAAAACTTTCAAACTCTAATGGATTTAATTTAGTATTAAATTTATTATTACTATTTTTTTTCTTTTGCTTACTCATTATCTGAAAGATTGTTGTTCAGTTTCAATAACAAAGTTAGTAGTTAATTCTACATCCTCAAAATTAGTAAATCTTAATCTTATAATTAAATATTTATCTCTAAAACTTTCTTGTTGATACCAATCTTTATTAATATTTATTACTGGAGGATTAACTACTTTATCAATAGGATATTGAGATGCTATACTAGTCCATGCTTTAGTAAACATTGATATTAAATAATTAATTCTCATATCTCTAAAATCATTGATATGCCAATCTCTTTCTTTTCTATCTATAACTATTGATGTATTAGAATTAGTAGTTTGTTGCTCATAATAATCTTGAGGATTAGCTTGAGTATCTTTAACTACCATATTTAATTCTCCTGATACTTGTCTACTATTATACAAAGTAAGATAGTTAAATGTTACATTTCTAATGTCATAATAATCTTGAGTTACAACATTCCATGTTCTTGCATAAGTTTCTAAAAGTATATCTGACCATAATCTTGTTGTCATAGGATTAGATACTGATACAGTTTCAATAATATGAGAATACAATACATCATAATACTTTTGATGACTACCTATTATATTATGTTTATAGATTGAATTAGATATAGAAGAGTAAAAAGTATAATGGTCACTATAATAAAACAATGGTAAATAAGAATGAAATGACACCCATGAATTACTCAATAATGAAAAACTAATAGTATAAGATTTATCTTCAAAAAATATATCATTTGTAAATGATACAGTAGTAAAACTTAAACCACCATTGTATCTCACAAACCTATTGTCATCAATATCAAAGTATAACTTACCAGACACTAATCCTAAATAACCTGCTTCAATACTTATTGTTTGAAAAGTATCTACATAATTAGGGTTAATTAAGTAATCTCTCTTAGTTAAAATAATCCTTTGATGTCTTGGGTCATATATGCCATGAATACCTATACCATTAGGATTATTAGGATTGTTAAGATTAGGAAATACTTCATCAGTAAGATTAAAAAATTGAGTAGCTAAATAAGATAAAGTATTTTCAGTAAACCAATTATACATTCCTTGATTAGAAATATTTTGTATTCCTTCTTGTCCTCCAATTAAGTAAACTGCTTTTTCTATTTCAGATACATAAACTACTCCTAATGGTGATTTAGTTACTGACCATTTATGTCTAGTACCTGCACTACCCATATCTGAATCTACTAATTTTCTTGGTGGTATAGAAAAATAACTACCAGTACCTAAAAATGTAACTATTTCATTTACAGTTTGTTGTTGTACATTTTGTGGTAAGTTCCATAAACATTCTTCAGTAAAGATTAAAAGGTTATTATTCTTTCTTAATAAATCAGTAATGCCACCATGTTGAGCTTCTATATCTCTGTAATTGTTAGGGAGTATAACTCTAAAATTATCTCCATTTTCTTCAGAGAAACTTTGTTCAGAATAATATACTCTTGATGGAAAACTTTCTAAACATTCTGAACAACAATTATAATTACTAACTAAAGGAAAGTAAATTTTTTCTTTAGCCATTCTTGAAAAGTCTACATTATAATGATAAGGTTCTGGACATGGTGCACCTCTAGGTAACCATTTTTCTTCATCATAACTAAAGTACATTATCTTAGACCTAAAGTATTCAGCAGCAGGAATAGCTTCAGAAAACAATGCACCACATTCATTATTAGTACTTTGTCTTAATGCAGTATTAATTTCTGACTCTACATATACTCCTAATAAATATTCATTAGCATAAGCAGTAAAACTATCTGCACTACTAACTAAACCATCTAATTCATTATCTGTAACAGTTTGGTCTAAGTTAGTTTCTTTCATTGCATTAACAGTATTACCAATAGCTGTTGCTGTAATACCTATACTTGCTAAAACTATTGCTCCTATTAACAAAGGAGTAGTTGCACCAAAAGTTAATATTGTTAATGTAGCTGCAACAGCAATAGCTAATACTCCAAGAATACCACCTATAATACCATTAAAAAATTCTCTATATAAAGTATTAGTTAGTTTAAACTGAGTTATATATACATCACCTGCAAATATATTAGGTTGAACAGTTTCACTATTGATAACACAATTATGCATTTTATAATAACTAATAGAGTCTAAATTAGAATGCACATCTCTTTCTACTCTATAAGTAATGTATGGAATGTCATTATTATTTCTTGGTAGTTGTCTTGTTTTAAGTACTTGAATATTATTTATTAATGAAGTATTATATATTCTATTACCTGGAGCAAAAGTGTCTTCAAAAGATGCTCCATTTAAAGTCATTATATTATAAGTAGCATGATTAGTTCCTCCATTAGTATCATCAGTACCTGAATAAAACTGACCTCTACATTCTATTATTGTATCAGTATCTACAATAAAAGAACCTACACCATCTTCTTTAATATAAGATAATGCTTTTCTATCAAATAAAAATTCTAACTCTACTTTAGTGTACTCAGGTCTTAAGTTTTGTCTTTGATATAAAAACTTAGGAGTAAATGCATAATGATAATCACCACCACCAGTATTGTTTCTTGTAAAGTATGAAAAGGTAATATAGGAAAATGCATCAGTAGCAGTACCTCTCATTCTACCTGCTATACCTGAATCTAATATTGTTCTGTTAAAATCATCTCTTTCAGCTCTAACAAAGTAATGACCTACAATATCAGGATGAGGATATTCTACATTATCAAATTTAACACCTAATACTTTTAAAGTAGAACCATTATATGGAACATCATAAGCAAATACTACACTATAAGTTACAGTAAAATCAGCAGCATAAGTAGTAAAGAAATCACCTGAACCTAAAATAGCACTAATATCAGTAGGACTATCTGCATTAATAGTTACAATGTTAGTAGTATAAACTCCACTTATAAAATCTGCTTCTTCTACATTAGTAATTATAGGAGTTTGAGGAACAAGATTAACTTCATAACCAGTAGTTAAATTTATATCAGGTACTCCTACAGGCCATGCAGTTACTATCTCTATTGTAACTTGTATAGCATAATATGTTTCTACACCTGCATCATTATCTACATGTGGTTCTAAAGTACGAGAAGGAAACCTATGATGTCTAATAGGATTATTTACTATTGCATCACCACAGAAATCTACTCCCCAATATTCTCCACTATCACATGATTCTAATTCAGGATAGTAATTATTTAAACATTGCCAGTATGCCATTTGTCCTGAATCACCAGGATTAACATCAATAGCAGTTTCATATACTCTCCACTTTTCTACTTTAGGTAATAATCCTAAATCATAATTTGCTGCTAATGCTAATGGAACTATATGTTCTATATCTTGATTCCAAGGAAATACATATTCATTATCAGGTGTAACTCCATATTCAGTTACTATATCTACACAATTATTAGTATTCCAATCCCATCTTTTATTTACTGGTGGTCCAGGAATATGATAAGCAGGAGATTCAAATCCATCTTTAAATACATATACAATGCCAAATGCATATACTTCACCACCCATAAATCCTACACACTCAAAAGGAGATAATGGATTTTTAGGATTACCTTCATCTAATGCATTTGTATCTGTTACATCTTTAATAATATAATGAGATGCTATTTTAGATGCATATTTTTGAAATCCACAGAAGTTTACTTGTTTGCCTTTAGTGTTTGCAACTAATAATCTATTTTCTAATTGCTCTATATGTTCAGCATATTCAAGATTTAATCTACCTAATGTTATATCATTAGGTTCTAATTCTGTAAATCCATTAGGATTGCCATTATATATAAATGTGTTTTGAGTTATAGGTATATTAGGAGAAACTACTGCTGCAGTAACTAATCCTGTAAATGATGTAGCTCTAATGCATGCTACTCTATATACAACAAATGATGTATCTAAATTACTAATGCTTAATTGAATAGCTTTATTAGTAACTACTGCTGTACCACCTAATGCATCAGATTCTAAATTAGATGAACCAAATATATTTAAGTAAGGTAAATACTGACTATCTAAATATATGTTAACAGGTCTTGATATAGTAACCCAGTTAGTAGAGTTACCATTATCATCTTCATATTGTATAGCAAAATTATAAGAACCTGATAATAGTTGCCCACCATTTAATACTTGAACATCAGCAAAACAAGGTATTTGATATGGAGAAAGTAATGCAAATAAATCACAATTATATTTTTCACCTACAAATGGTCCAATAGGATTAGCTAACCAAGCTATGTATGCATCACTATAATAAGAATCTAATGTATCTATATTTACTTGTCTTACAGGATTTAACCCATCAGTAAAATAAAATATTCTTTCACATCCATTTTTAATTCTATAAGTACAATCTATTTGATGTTCAATAGAAAATCCTAAACATTCTGAATTTAATATTTCAGTATAAGTGCAGTCTTTAACTATACCTATTGCACTTGTAATTCCACTAACAGAAAAAATTAATATCTCATTATTAATAGTATAGCAAGAACCTATTGGATAAAATCCTAAAGGTAACTCCCAACATTGTTCATTACTCTTTTCATTATTTAATAGATTTCTATTACCATCATTAGTTTCATTGACAGCATTTAATGCATACCTATAAGTTTCTTTAGGTTGGTCAACAGGATTATTATCCTGCACCATACCTTTATTTGGTCTGTTTACATTTTTTTCCATTAGATATATCTATTATAATAACCTCTAAAATAGTTTCTGAAATCTGGGTCATCAAATTTACGAGATTCAGGTCTAGACATTTTACCAAAGTATCCATAGTATCTTGTATTTCTTGGTAACAAGTATTGTCTTTGTTCCATTATATTTTGTAGTTGGTCAACACCTTTAGGCATCATAGCTCTATTACGAGCTTGTTTACAATACCAATGCCAATCTTGTTCTGCTTTCTGTAATCTACCATTACTACCTTCTCTACCTGAATAGAAATCTCTTTCCATTAATTTATAAGTAATATACTTTGTAAGTGCAGTAGTATAAGCATAATGGTCAGGTATCATTGGATAACCCTGGTCATCTACTTGTTGTCTTACATAAGATACTGCTACTTGTCCTTTTTCAAAACTCAATCTTAAAGTATCACCATTAATAATAGTGTATTCATTAAACATACCTGAACCTTCAGAGTAAAGTTTTTCTCCTTCAGGATGTTGGCACACTAATGAATTAAAGAAACTATGATTAGTTAACCTTACTACTGAAAAACAATTATTAAAAAGATATGAGTTAGAGTAATATCCAGTTTCATTTCTCATATCATAGTAAGGTCTATAATATGCTAACTCATATTCATTAATAGGTTGACCATCACAATCAAGAGCAACAGGAATAGGATTAGTATTTTGAGATGTAGTTTGGTCAGAAGCAATAGCAGATGCTATAACATCTGATGGACAAGCACCACACCCTGTAATATCATCCCAACAAGTATTTCTAGCTATCTGAATAATAGCATGTAGTCCATTAGGTAACTCTGCTTGATGATTTCTAACTTCAATAAAAGCAACAGCTTCTTCATAAATAGTAATGGCACCAATAGCTTCTAAAGCTTCTGCTGCCCACTCTATCATATCAGATTCATTAATGCCTTGAACTGAACCTAAATCTCTTCTTATCTTACCAAATATCCTATTTACTGATGCATAAGGTGTAACTTCATTACTCATCTTTAGTAGTATTTTTAATTTTTCTTGAATGAGGAGCAAACTTACCTTCTAACACATAATACTCCTTACCCTCTAATATTTTTTTAAATAATTTAGCTTTACTTTTTCTATTAGGAACATAAGTATATAAATACTTATTAGTTATTAATATAGAGTTTCTACTCCACATATATCTATACCTTACTCCATCACTATGCTCATTAAAATAATATACTCTTTGTTGTCTTTCTTCACAAGGTTTACATTCTTTCCATAACTTTTTAGTTGCTTGCCAATTAATAGTTAATCCTTCAATTCCATTATCTGTTACTCTTGGTTTTAATTTCTTACCTATTATTTCTACTGCTCCTAATTTACTTGGTAAATGTACACATTCTCCATCTAATATTGCATCCATCAAATATTCAGCAAATCCATTTAGTACAGATAAATATACTTTCTTATTTACTTTGTTTTCAGCTTCTTGACAATAATATTTATAAGATGTAATAAATGTTTCTAACTTCTTTCCTTTACTCATATTACTTGTTTGCTTGTGATGGATTATCTTTAGAGTTATTAGATTCATCTTCTACATTTGTTAAAAATACTTGTAATAGACTTTGAACTGTAAGTTCTATCATTGCATCAAACATAGAATTATCTAAATGAAATTCTCTATCATATATAGAAATACATGCATCTTGAGGATTAGGACAATATGATGGAAAATTATATCCTTCAACAGGGTCATCTAATAATATTTCTATTCTGATTACTTCAGTTTCATTTTTAGCAGTAACATATAAGTATTCATCAGAAATAAAATAATCAGGTTTTGTAGCAGTATATTTATCATACTGTTTATATTTTTTATCTTGCCAAGTTATTTCTGAAAATACTATACTGCCATCTAAAGATGTAACACTCCTTATTATGTGTCCACTAATTCCACTTACAGGAGTAGGTAATTGATATTTAGTTCTATATATACAGCAACCTAATGGAGGAATACAAGGACATTCATGTATAGGTGCTTTTATTAACTCAACACAATTTAATACTTGATAATTAGTACTGGCTATAAATTGTTTTTTAACTACTTTTTCATATAGTAATCTTGACCTTACAGTTTTTAACTTACTATAAATATGTCTATTAGTTAATCTTCTGTCATCAGCAGCAACACCTTTAGAATATAAAGATTGAACTCTTTGTATAGCTTCAACAACTTTCATTGATATTTGTATTTAAATATTCTTTTAAAACATTTGTGAAATCAAAACATGGTCTTACTTCATAAGTTCCATCATGTTTTAACCATACTATAAACCTTTCTTTAACTTCTATATCTATCTCTTCTAAAATTAATTGATAATAACTTAATTGAATCTGATATTTATTAAATGATGTATTAGCACTATAAGAAAATGGTTCTAATAAAAATCCATATTGCTTATCTAAGTTTTCATTTGTTTTATAATCAAGTATAACAGCAGTATCATTTAAATTATCCCACATCAATAAATCACAAGTACCTGCATATTTATATTTTTCAGAATACATTTGTAACTCAGTACTTACTAAAGTATATCTTCCTGATTCTGTTAGATTTTCTAAAAAATCTTTTACCGCTTTTTGTTGATTATTTTGGGGTATGGAGTTTTTGCTTTGCCACCATTTCTCTGCATATACATGTACTGAAGTGCCATTGGTTGCTGCAACATTTCTTTTTGTTTCCCACCTCTCAAGGATTTGTTGAAGACTCTCTTTACCTTTTTGTTGTTCTTTTTCAGCCCAATACAACTCATCAAAAGCTTCACAATGAGATTTAACCAAAGCAGAAACTGAAGGAAGTACTTTTTCATTTACTGTATATATGTGTTTATCTTCTTGAAAAAAAAGTTTAGAAAATGAATCACTAATAGTATCTATTACATTCTTGCTCATAAAAGAAAAGATATTTGTTTAAGTAACAAATATCTTAAAAATTATTGAGAGTTTCAATTTAATCTTAATTATTCTTTTCTAATCTTTCAACTAATGCAAGTAACTTTTTCATTAGTGCTGTATTGTTTTCTATAACGTGATTGTTAGAACTAACTGTTTCCATAAGTGTAGCTCTGTCTTCTGTAACATATTTTAATAGTTGGTCTTCTATTTCTTTTAACCTTGTTTCATTTTTTTTATGAAGCACAAAAAACTGCTTGCCCATAAAGTAAATAATGCCAATCATAATTATAGCAAATACACCTAAAATGCCATAATTTGTTAAGTAGCTTACCTCTTGAGGTACTTGTAAAAATAAAGAGTTCATTTTGTAAAAATTTTATTTGTATTCTATTAAAGGTAAATATTTAACCCACCAACAATCAATGTTTTCGTTATTAAGTATTTGATACAAGGGTAATATCCAATCTCCATTTGTCATCCTTAATGGAGTAAAAATATGACCTTCAAGATAATGTTTATCTAAAAGGTATTTAAATTCTTCTTCATCAAGTAATCCACCAAGCATTATATTTCAAATAATGTAAAGTTACAAATTTGTTTATTAGTAAATATCTTAATCATTTCAAACCAATGTTTATCAGGAACAACACAACATCCTGCACTCCAACCATCAACCCATGAACCCCATCCACCTTTATGCCAGTTAATTCCATACCAACCTCGTGTTTTTATAGCAGTATCAATTTTTCTATCTTTAGTTCCATCTCTATATATTTCAATAGCACCAGTCTGCATAAAGTAAGGAGCACCTAACCATAATGATTTCCAATTAGAACTAGTTGTAAATGTATGTGAACCTATTACTTGTTGCTCACAAGCTATTGCTGTACCAGTAATACCACCTACAGTTAAAGGATTAAATACATAATAATCACCTGATGTTGTACTACAAGGAACTATCATATCTGCTTTACCATTATAAAACCTAACAGCATAATCAGCAAACTTATTATCAAGTACTTGGTCTGTTCTGATAAACACAATATCATTTTTAGGATGTACCCAACTACGTTTGTTAAGTTCATCAAGTACAAAGTAATGAGCACCTTCTAATGATTTAGGTCCAATGATGCCATCTATAGCTAAGCTATAATAGCCTTTGTCTTTGAGTATTTGTTGGAATTTTTTCATTATACTTCAAATTGAATCAACCAATTATTTACCATTGCAGGAATATCATCATCATCCCATGTATTTACATATGGCATGTCTTCTGCAATTACTCCAAATTGTGCTGTGTCTGTTGATAATACAACTAAAACAGACAATAATTTGTCAATTGCTTTATCTTGTATTGTATTAAGATTTATAAAAATTGTAGGGTTTACAATCTGTACATTAAATTGTGGGAAACTGTATGTCATTGTATTATTTTTTTAATTAGGATAATGTTGTTCCAGTTACGGTGAAAGTGCGACAAACTAAATAAGCATTATTTGTTGATTTTGATGCGCTATTTATAGGAGCACTACTACCAGTCCATACATAAAGATTATTTGTTGTAGTTGCCATATCTGTATTAGATGTATGGTATTGGTTAGACGCTAAATTAAAAGGCGAATAATTTAACCTTGCTGTTAATTGCCAATTAAAAATAGATAAATATTCCATAACATTTGGAAGCCTCCACCCAGTTGTAAAAGGTGCAATGCTTACTAATAAAGCTGCGCTAACTGCACTCGCCCAAGGGGCTGTAGATGATGTTCTACGCCATCCTAAAACTGTGCTTCCATTATACGTTGACCAATCAATAACAATATTTTTTGTGTATGTTTGTGTGCCTAATTCATCAGTAAATCTGTTAGTATTCCCAAAAACATTATTTTCAGCAAGTATCGTAAAACTTACACCTCTACCTCTTTCCAAGTCACCATCATCCCCAGTTGCGTAACTTGTTGTTTGCCCTGTTTTCATTAGCTGTGCCGTTGTTCTACTTACCGCAGCGGCAACCGCTTTTATATAGTTCCCTATCATAATTATGCTTTTGTTATGTTAAGATTTGTAACCCCTGCAACCGATGCTGTTATCGTTATTTTACTACCTACTGAAATGGTATTTGTAAGTGTATAAGCAGCTCCATCGTCTTGAATTGTAATGGTCGGAGCGTTTTTAATATTTGTAGTTGTATTTATTTTTAGGTCGTATGGAGCGTAAAAATCCACCGTTAAGGCATCCATAAGTTCAACAGTATAAACAATGCCTTGCCATTCAATTGCTGTTCCTGTGCTTTGTAAATAATCGCCATAATTGCCAAAATTACCAGAGCTATCTGTTATCTGTGCAACATTTAACAAATCATTGCCATTCAAATCAATATCGTTCGCACCTGCTGAATTACCCGCTGCTAAAACCGTAGCTAAATCACTAACACCGCCACCACTAACTACAAAAAAAAAATCTGTACTTAGTAGTAAAGCAAGGTCAGCGCAATTACCTGAAAACGCAATTGCGGCAGCTGGCAAAACCTGTGTATTAGAAATGTTTGCAGGGTCAAAGTATTCAACATTACCGTTATCTTGAATAACTTTAACAGTTCCGTTAATATTGCATTGTATTTCTACAATATCAGGACTTAAACTGCTTAAAAAATCACCGCTTGTTGTATCATACAAAGCGACATTACCGTTAGCGAGTTTTACTATGTCTATCATTTTTTATAAGTTTATTTGATTATTATATAATCCTACTTTAGTACTAAATTCAATGCAATCGTATTCGATGCCATCAACTTCAATTTTAACTACTTCACCGTTAGGGTCAATTATCTGGCCAGTATATGTGTAATTTTCGTTTAGGTTTGTCATTGTAAAAATAACTGTTTCACCATCTAAAACATCAATGCTGTAATAAATAGAAATACTACCAAAACTAAGCTGCAAAACCCAAACGCCTTCATTTAGCGCATCAACAACAATA